GCCGCCAACTTTTGGGTTGGGGTAGTCCACGGGGCCCCAGCTGGCCACCTCATAGAAACTCGCCGGGTCGTACTCCCTCACCTGTGGTTCGCCCTTCAGGTAGAACCGGATCTGGGTGCCGTCGTAGGGCAGGCCAAACAGGTTGGGCCAGCGCGCGCCGCCCGGATTGGTCGCCTCTTCACCCCTTACAGGGACGAACAGATCCACGCTCTGCCCTTCACGAGCGCCCGGCTCGTCGTAGTAGCGCACGCCGGTGTCAGGGTTGGTCTTGATGGTGTCGGTCATGGTCAGACAGGGGAGCGGGTGAAGATGAATTGAGCAAAGAGGCCCTGGGCGCCAGTGCCGACGCCCAGCAGATCGACGCCGACCCGATCACCAGCGGCGAAGGTGCCGCCAGTGATCGTGCCGCTGACATCTACCAGGCTGGCGCTGGCGGCCAGCGTGGCGTTGCCGGTCAGCACCGAGGTTTTCGTTCCGGCGGCTGTGCGCTTGTAGGCGTTAAAGGTGCTGGAGCTGCTACCGGTGTTGTCGATGTGGCTGCCAAACCTCACCGCCGTCAGGGTGAACGATCCAGACGGCACCGGCACCGGCACCTCGGCGTAGTTGGTGCCAGCGGTCGCAGTCTCGCCCTTGTTGCTGATCACCAGCACCATGCCGTCGCCGATGTTCAACAGGCTAATCGTTTGATTTGGCGCATCGTAGGCCAACGGTGCTGTGGCTATAAGCGAAGGCAATGCGTGGACGTGTCCGGCGTCCGCAGCCTGCCCCGTAGTGCCTGCTGCAGGAGTGCCCGGCGCTTGCGGCGTCGCCGTGCTGATCGCCACGTTGCTGGTGCCGGCGCCGATCGCCGTCCGGGCTGCTGCTGCGTCGGCGGCCGTCAGAAGTCCTCGCCCGAATGCCGCTGTGGTGAGCGCAGCTATTGCCGTTAGGTCGGTGTCGAGCGGTTGGGCTCCGACGTCGCCGGGTGTCAGCGTGTGGTTCTTCCAGAGGCCATCGGCAGCCCGGCGCAGCACCTGGCCTTCGGCAGCAGAGCTGATCAGAACATCGTGCAGCTCATCCAGCTCTTGGCCGTTGATGACATTGATGTAGATGATTCCGGCGGTGCCGGCAGCCTGTTTGACGCAGAAGCCGAAGAACACGCCATGCGCCGGCTGTGTGGGGCGTGTGCTGGTGAGCTGCCCGGTGGTCTCGCTCAGCCACACCGCGGCGCCCTCGGTGAGCGTCGCTGTGTTGACGCCGGTGAGGACGCCGTGGGTGCGAACCATGCAGTCCGCGTTGTTGCCCACCGTCGCGACAACCAGGCCCAGCGAGCGGGCAGCGGTCGCTTCCGAGGAGGCGTCCGCAAGGGCAACCGTCGGCTTAGTGCCAGAGCTGCTGACGATGTAGACCGGTGCGCCTGCGGTTAGACCTACGCCGCTGTTGTTGCGGCACTCCACATCGGACGGGATCGCCTGGCCTGGTTGGAGGGACGCGGCGATAGCGGCTTCGAGGACGTTGAGGTTACCGTCGTGCTCGGCCGCTGTCAGCGGGGTGCCCTTGATGAGCCTGCGGATCAGTGCTAGCGGCATCGGACAGGCTCTCCTTGCTCCTAGTTTTCCGCGGGCTGGGGGGTGGTGGGGACGCCGGAGCGGGGGTACTGCGGCCTGTGACCGCGGCGGCTTCTTGGGCGCGTAGGCGCCGGAAGGTCATCATGCCCATGGGCTATCCACTCGGAAGAAGAAAAAGCCCCGCGGAAAGCGGGGCAGCGATGTTATAGAGGGCGCGAAGCGCTCCCATCACGCGGCGGCAGCGGCGACGGAGCCGAGGCCGTAGAGGGTGATGGCGGGGGTGGTGACGCCGGTGACGCGGCCGAGGAAGACCTTGGAGGCGTTCTGGGCCACGGTGGCCACGCCCGACACGGTTACGCCGTCGCCGCCTGCGAAGGTGATGGTGTTGGCGCCCGCGGAGGCGTTGATGACCACGACCTGGAAGGTGGTGCCGATCTCGCAGTCGCCGCCGATGGCGGAGACGATCGCGGTGGCGCTGGCGGTGGTGTAGGTGGCGGCGGCGGTGGGAACGCCGCGGATGATGACGTTGTAGCTGTTGGCCGTGCTGAGGGTGGCGGTGGCCGTGGGCTCAGCCAGTTTCATCTGGCTGGGGATCAGGCCGCCGGGGATGTCGCCCAGCTCGAAGAGGGAAGCCATGGGTGGGTCCTAGTGGGAAGGGAGGTGCCCCGCCGCGGTGGCGGGGCGGTTACCGGCGAGGGCGCTAGCCCGAGCCTCAGTCGTAGGAGCTGGTGACGGTGAGGCGAACGATTCCGATGTTCTCGGTCTCGAAGACCTTTTCCCAGTTGGTGGCGGTGGCGAGGGTCTCGCGGGTGGGGTTGACGGGTCCCTTGTAACGGGAGCCGAGGGGGTGGTAGACGTTGTGCCAGTCCACGGACATCGCGCTCGACTTGGCGAGGATGTCGCGGTCGGTCTCAGAGCGGAGGGCGGCCTGTTGGCCGGTGCCCACGGCGCCGGTCGCCATGACGTAGCAGGCGTACTTGGTGGACGAGCCACTGCCGGAGGTGGGGACATCCTTGGAGCGGATCACGCGCATCCCCATGTAGAAGGGGACCGCGAGGTTGGCGGTGTAGGCCGCCGCGATGGAGCCGCCGAAGGCGTTGAGGGCCTGGATGCTACCGGCGGCCACCGTGGAGGCGGTGACGCGGGCATCGGTGGCGGTCACGAAGTCGATCGCCTTGCGCTCCTTGAGGTCGGCGTAGACCCGGGGGTGCATGAGGATGGCGCCGAGTTTGTCGGCGTCCTCGTTGAGGATGACTTCGGCGGCGGCGATTTGGCGGGGGCCGAGGTTGGTTTCGCCCGACCCACTCGCGTCAACGCAGAGGTCCTCGAAGGCCGCGCCGGCGTTGGAGCTACCCAGGGCGCCAAAGACACCGGTCATTGCGGCGATCAGGTCTTTCTGTTGCTGGTTAGCAATGTAGTCAGCACTCTTGTCGCCGATGGCGCCCATGGCGTTGGAGCCGGCGGCCATGCTGGCGAGGTCGCGGGCTTCCCACGCACGGCCCCGGTGGAGGATCACGCCGACCTGTTTGTCGGCGCTGATTTTGCCGGGGGTGAGGCTGGTGGTGTCGGTAAGGCGCTCGGCGTCACCGTCGAGGTTGGCCTTCCAGTTGGGGATGTTGACGGTATCGCCACCCTCGGTGGCGTTGAGGGCGTCGAGGGCGGTAACCACTCCCGACATCAGGAAACTGTTGCGGACGGTGGAAGCCTCGATGAGGTACGGCGTAAAAATCTCGGGGATGATTACGTCGCTGCGCAGGACAGCAGCCATGGCTGGATCTCAGGGGTTGTGGTGGGCGTACCGCTCAGCCTCGAAAGGCCTCGGCTTTGTAGCGATCGTGGAGAGCGCGGTCCTCGGTGTAGAGGCGAGCGATCTCGTCGAGGTTCGGCGGGGATTGGAGGTAGGGGTTGGTCGCGGGGGCGGTGCCAGTGGGCACCGTGGGGGCGGTTCCCATACCTCGGGCGCCGGTGGCCTTGAAGTGGTGGTCCCACCCCGAGTCGGGGGCGCGTAGGCGCGTCAGGTACTCGGAGAGGGGGACTTCAATGCCGCCGGTGATGACTGCGGGCTTTCCACCTACCTCGGTGAGGTTGGATTTGAGGAGGTCGAGGAGTTGCTCGGGGCTGCGGGCGTCAGCTTGGCCGATCTCGACGAGGGCTCGGGAGACGAGTTTCTCGGCGGCGTTGTCTTGGCGCACGGCGTCAAGTTCGGCCCGGAGATCTGCAAGTTGGCGTTCGAGCTGGAGGTTGGTTTCCTTGGCCTCTTCCCAGAGTCGTTTGTACTCGCCGGAGTCGGCCAGCTTTTGAGTCTGGCCGTCTTTGAGCTGGGCCTGCGTCGCACGGAGCGACTCTTCCAGTTCTTGGAGGCGGGCGTTGAGGGCGGCGTTTTTCTCGCCGGCTCGCTGCTTGTCGCTGGTGACGAGTTCGAGTTTCGCCCGGAGGCGGGCAAGCTCGTCGGAAGAGTTGCCGGGTGCGTCGGGTGAGGGCATCGCGGATGCACTCGATTCCTCCACCGGAGGAACCCCGTTGACTTGTTCAGCCACGCGGTTAAGTGAGGGTACACTCCTAGTTTGCCGAGCCGCGATCTACTTGGGCGGCCAAACGTTAGCCCCACACGGGGATAGGAATGCAGCGACAAAGGGGGTGGAGAGGTGGCGGGCCGTGGGGAAAGTCTTCGGGGGTGGCCGCGAGCGTCTTATGCAGAGGGCGGCAGATTGGGCATGTGTCGGGGTCGAGGATTGCGTTCCATCGCCAAGCGCGGGGTGGCGGGTCGGCGAGGGCGGCGGCTTCGGTTTGGACGGAGGGGACGAGCGACCAGAGGAGGGCGGAGTTGGTGGCGCGAAGGCGTTCCACCCAGGCGTTGGCGACGGTGCCTTTGCGGATGGCGGGGCCGGCGTTGGTGGCGGTGATGAGGAGGGAGGCGAGGCGGTCGTTGGGCTCGTCGCGGAGGATGGCGGCCTGGATGGTGGTGTCCAGTAAGCGTTCCAGCTGGAGGGTTAGGGGAGAGATGCCGTTGGGGGAGGGGGAGAGGAGGGCGCTGGCGGAGCGATTGAGGATGGTGGCGCTGGTGAGGAGGGCGGTGAGGGTGGGAGTGGGGAGGGCGTCGGGGGTGATGTTGAAGTAGGCAGCGTTGATGCGGCGGAGGTCGGCGTGGACCTCGGGGAGGATGGCGCGGATGGAGGTGTAGTAGGTGTTGGTGAAGGGTTGGATGAGGGCGAGGATCTCGGGGCGGAGTTGGGCGTAGAGGAAGCTGCGGAGGGGGGCGGAGGCGGTGGGGGCGAACGACTGCAGGAGGAGGGCGCGGATGCGAAGGATGAGTTCGAGGATTTGGGGGCGGAGTTCGGAGCGCAGCAGGTCCTCGCGGCGGGTGAGGGCGCGGGCGAGGGCGGTGAGAAGTTCCTGCTCGGTCATGGGTGGTAGGGGTCAGTGCGGCGCTAGTCGGCGTTGCGGCCGGGGCGCATGGGGGTGGGGAGGGTCTGGCTGTTGAGGGACTCGCCTTGGCCGGCGTTCTGGAAGGCGAGGTCCGCACCACCCGGGGAGTCGTTGAGGCGGAGGCGGTTCATGGCGAGTTGCTCTTCGAGCATTTCCTGGACGGCGGAGATTTCCTCGTCGGGGTCGAGGCTGGCGGGGAGGACCTCGCCATCGCGGAGGATGGTGATGAGGGTCTTGTGGCTGATCGCCTTTTGCATGAAGAGTTGCAGGTAGGCGGTGACTTGGTTGCCGTCGAGGAGGCGGTTTTCGTAGTCGCGGGGGATGGAGACTTCGGGGGGTTCGATTCCGACGTAGGCGGAGGCGATGTCGAAGATTTCGCGGATGGCGCGTTCGAGGTCGCCCGCGATGACGGCCATGATCGAGTCGTTGTCGATGCGGTCGAGGCGGCGGGACTCGGCGGCAGCGTTTGTTAAGTTTTGTTGTGTGAGCGTGTTGATGCCGAGGCGGGAGATTTGATCTTCGAGGGCGGCGAGGCACTTGAGCTGGGCGTCGAAGGCGTCCGACGTGGGCTCGACGTATTTGGCGTCGCCGCCGATGGGGAGGAGGACGGCGTTGTTGACGGAGAGACCGGCCTCTCCATCTTTGAGTTCGGTGTCGTCGAAGCCGAGGAGGGTGAGGATGGGGGAGGCGCCGACGTGGATGGAGTGGTGGTAGTCGCAAAAGCGCTGCGCGTAGGCGATGACGAGGTGGGCGATTTCGAGGAGGGGTGGGGTGCTGAGGAGATTGCCGCGGCGGTTGGCGTAGACGGTGACGAGGGGGATCCGCTCTAGGCTGGTTGTGCCGGATTTGTAAATCTCCCAGGAGGTGGGGCCAGGGATTTGGTTGTTTGGGGGGAGGTTGGTGCGGGGGGTTTTGGGGCGCCAGAGTTCGTAGCGGCCGGGTTCGAGGACGCGGATTTGGTCGGTGATTTCCTCGCCGAAGCGGCCGAGTTCTTCGGTGAGGATGACGGTCTCGCGGATGCGGACTTGGGAGAGGGCGCTCGACCAGCTGGTGCCGGAGGTGCGCCACCCCAGGATTTGTTTGGGGGTGATGGGGACGAGGTAGGGGGTGCGGGCTTGGGCGCGTTCTTCGGCGAGGTTGGAGGCGGGGGCGGCGTCGGGGAAATCGACGATGGTGCTGTGGTGGCCGTAGAGGAAGGCGGTGATGAGTTTGGTGCGGGCGTATTCGTCGAGGGTGGTGCCGTCGCCGGTTACGTCCTTGGCCCAGGTGGTCCAGTAGTCGTCGCCCTCGATCTGGATGCCTTTGCGGAGGATGACGCCCGCGGCTTGGGAGGCAAGGCGGGTCAGGAAGGGCGGGAGGGTGGCGTGGAAGATGCGGCGGTTGTAGGCTTCGGCGTCCTCGCGGGGTTCCTTGGGGATGTATGTGGTGCTGTTGGCGCGGAGTGCGGTGGTGCCGCCGACGCAGAGGTCGATGGGGGCCCAGTCGGGCTCCATCGTTTGGACGAGTTGGGAGCGCTTCGAGGGGTCGGAGTCGTTGACGCCCGATGGAAGCGGGAGGTTGTAGGCCGGGGCTGCGGGGATGGCGGCGGCGACGGGGTAGCTGCTGTTGTCGCTCACGATCCACGCAGAGGCGGTACTACCCTAGTTTTCCAGAGCGGTGCTACTTCCTATCCCGATCTTTGCCCTTGTGGGTGTCCTTGTCGCTGGATTTGCGGGGCTTGCCCCGCTTGCCCCGCTTTGAGAGGGCGATGGCTACGGCTTGCTTTTGGGTGTAGCCCTCGTCCATGAGTTTGCGGACGTTGCTGCTGACGGTCTTGCTGGACGTGCCACGTTTGAGGGGCATGGTCAGGTGGTGAGGATGCCCTCACCGTAGGGCGCCCATTGGGCGTGGGTCACGGCTTTCTCCGTGGCAGGCGCTCGGTGATGTACTCGGCGCAGAGTTGGGGGCCGTACACGTCCACACAAGCCAAGTAGCGAGAGCCAAAGAATGCTATGACCTGTCCAGCAAAAATTGCTAGGACCAGGCATGGTACGAAGACGCAGGGTCTCATTGTATCCACGGGATAAGCGGTTGGCGGTCTTCTATTAGTGTAGCGCTCAGTAGGTGGGGAAGCTGCTGGAGCCGGTGGCGTAGCGGCGGAGGGGGGCGAGTTTGTAGGCGGCGTAGCCGAGGGCGTCAACGGGGCCGGAGGGGTCGTCGAGGCCGCCGCGGCCTTTGGCGGGCTTTCCACTTGAGTCGTAGGCTTGTTGTTCGAGGGCGCGGATGAGGTAGCGGCAGCGGTTGTGGACGCGGAGGCGGTTGGCGAGGAGGAGCATGTTGACGCAGTTCACGCGGTCCTCGATTGGGGGGTTGGCGAGTTGGTTTTTGATGGGGAAGCCGGCTTTGCGGAGGATGGAGAGGTCGGACTCGGCGGCGTTGGTGGTGCTGCGGTGGCGGGAGGCGGCGTCGGGGATGATGACGATTTCGCCGGCCTTGAAGTGGGATTTGTAGGTGTCTTGGAGGAGGCGAACCATCGTGGGGGTGTCTTTGGGGTGGTGCTCGGCGACGACGTGGAACTCGGAGTCGCGGCGGACGAGGATTTCGGTGAAGACGGCGTTGATGTTGAAGTCGCAGCCGACGAATAGGCGGTCGTCGGGTTCGATTTCGGTGTCGCACCAGTGGGTGTCGCGGTCGAAGTAGGAGTAGACGGTGGTGTTTTCGAGGTTGGCGAATTGGCCTTCGAGGTAGGAGGCGAGGAGTTGTGGGGGGTAGGTGGACTTGAGGGTGTCGATGAAGCCCGGGGGGAGGTGGGGGTTGTCGGCGGTGCGGGCGCGGATGAGGCGGCGCTCGCGCTGGAGGGTGGTGAGGCGTTCCACGTTGGAGGTGGCTTCGGCGTCGTGGAAGTCCTGGACGAAGAGGCGGTGCATGGCGCGGTAGCCCTCGGGGGTGGAGGCGAGGGCGAGTTGGGGGAGCGATCCACCGCGGAGGCGGGCGAGGATCATTTCGACGGCTTTTTCGGCGATGAGTTGGGGGGAGGTGTCGATTTCGTCGGCGCAGGCGAAGGAGAGGTTTTGGCCGCGGATGCGGTTGAAGGTTTCGGTGGCGCGGCAGAGGAGGGAGGTCGTTCCACTTGGGGTGTGGATGGTGTATTCAGGTTGGGGGGAGACGCGGAAGTCGTGGGGGATGTCGAACTCTTCGAGGAATAGGTCGAACTCGCGGAGCCACACGTCGCGGATCATGATGTTGGTGGGCTCGAACACGGCCATGACCGTGTTGGGGTTGTAGGTGGCCTGGATGATGACCTTGGCGCAGAGGGCGCGGGTCTTGCCGGCGCCGAAGCCGGCGCAGAGGCCGAGGATTTTGGTGTCCCGATCCACGCAGAAGTCGCGTTGGTGGGGGATCAGGCTGTCGAGGATGCGGGGGCGGAGCTTATCGAGGGCGTCGGTGCAGCGCGTTCCACTGCTGGTGGGGGTGGTGAGGCAGCCGCCTGCGGGGATTCGGGCCAGCAGGCTCATACCACTTGGGGGAGTTCTTGCATAGCAATGTAACGGGGGGTAGGGGGCAGGGTGGTAGAGTGTGAGGGTAGTTCAAAATGGGGTTGACCAGAGAGTGTTGGGTAGCACCCCGGGAACGATAATCATTCCCGTGGGGGGAGGGTAACGATTTGTAACGGGGGGTCACAGGGCGCCGCGCCGTGTGGTAGTGGGGCGATCCATGCAAAGGTGGGCGTGATGATGTAGAGTGAGAGGTGAGAGCAGGGTGCAAGGGGCGGTTTACGTGAGAGGGTGCAGCGCTGCCTTCCGTCACCACCACACCCCACCTAAGGTCCCGTGTCTCTCTGCTCCTCCCGCTCACAAGCTCCCCACCGCCCCCTCCTGATGAAAACCCCTTCCATTCCTGCCAACCAAGAGACCTTTTCCCTGTTCATCAACGGGATTCAGGCAACACGGCTAATGACGCTTACCCAGGCCCATATGCGCTGTCGTTATGTTCGCGCCGCCGCGGAAAACTGCGGAGTACCGGTCGCCGTTATGTGGCACGACTCAGCTACCGGCCGTGTGGTTCCGGTGCGGCAGCGCCGCTGACCCGCTCCACACGCAACCACTACAACCGCTCCCCCATGCGCCCCATCCTCTGCGCCTGCCTAACCACCCTGCTATGGGCCCTAGTGGCCTTGACGCTCCCCCTGCTCGTGCTGGACTGCGCCACGCTCTCACGAGATCAGCGGATCCGACGCCTGGCTGCCTATGGGTGGCCGCAACGGAAGATCGCGAGCCACCTAGGCGTAACACGCTACCGTGTCCGCGCCACGCTTGCAGCGGCAGCCTGACAGCGCTAGCCACTGTGCCTTAGCTGGTGCGCCCCAGGATTCCCGCAAGCTCCAGCATTAGGCGTGTGGATCCTATGGCGTTACTGCCTTGTTTCGTTTTAAGACTCATCTCTTGCACCTTTAGCAAAGTCTCTAGCGCTTGCGCTGCAAGCTCTTTCCGATCGATCGCGTCAATATCTCGCACCATTGCTTGGCGTGCTGCGGCGATGCGGCTCTCTGCCGCGCGTGTCTTCAGGCCCCACGTTTCGCCGCACCTCGCACGGATCTCAAATGGCCGCAGTCCGTCAGAGAGCCACCCTCGCACCGTGTCTATCTGCTCCGCAGTCTCCAGAGCAGAGAACCGACGCCGTACAGGTTCTCCCATCGACTCACAATGCCTCCCTTGTACCTAGGTTGCCATCCGGCGGGAAGTGTGGTTAGAATGAGAGGCGAGAGGCAAGGCCGACCCGCGCCACTCTCCACGCTTCGCAATGAGAAAGCTCCCACCCTTGACGCTACCGGCTGAGCCCGGCTGCGTTCCCATCACTGAAGCCCAGTGGACCGCCTACGTGCGCCCCACCCTGGAAGATGGCCGCGGCGATCTCCAAACAATCGGACCTTGGAGCCTTCCCGTCCGGTTCGTGGCGCCGTGCCTGACGTACGACTGGGGGCCGTTCTCTTCGATCGTAGCTGTGACCCTGTACGGGTCCCGTACCCTGTACGCGCTGCGCGAGGCTGGTTACGGACTAGAAGGCCGCGTCAGCGTGCTGGGCCGAACCACTACCGGTTTCACGTCAAGCCAGCTATTCCGGCTGCCAGATGGCCGACTACTGGATGCCGGAGTGATCCATGCCCGCAATCCGCAAGCCGAACAGGGGGCGGCATGACTGGACCCCGCACCACCCTGGCAGCCGTTGCCGTGCTCGCATTTATGGTCGGCTGTCTGGGTTATTCCCTGGGGTGCGATGCGGCACGGATGCTGCAGCGCTCCACTGAGGCCCGCGCCACGCTGCTAGGTGGCGCCCCGACCGACCGTTCCACCCTTCGCTATCTACTGCCATGACGACCACTACCGCCGCGCCACGCCTTCTTACGTGGCACTGTGAGCACACTGACACCTTTAACGGCGAGGCTAACTACGCGTGGGCCCGAACGGCGACGGTTGAGCTTCCCACCTATGCGACAGACCGTGCCATCGTTAGGGCCGGGAAAGCGGCGCTAGGTCTTACGGGGGTTCGTTGTAGGACGAGCCACCTAGGGGGCTGTGAGGGGTTTGAGCTGCGACCCTATGGCAGCGCTACCGTAGCCTTTATCACCCTAGGAGAAAAAGGATAGCACTTCCCACCTAACCCAATATAGCAAGCATCCCCACCACCGCAAGAGACCCCAAACTATGGCCCACCGCGTCACAGCTAAGACTCTAGACAACCTGGCTAGGATTCTCTCTCGAAACCTAGGCCGGCCGGATAGTCCGTACATCGGCAGACAAGCGCAAATTGGGAATATTCACATTAACCACGATGGATACGGATACGGGGTCCATCGTATCTGTAATGCGCACGGGGCAATAAACAGGCTATCCAGTAACCTTAGCGCGTCGGAGTGTTACGAATGGCTACAGGGTGCGCTGACGGTCTGTAACGAGGCCGGAATTGACGGACCCCTAGAAGAACGTTGGAACGGTTGCAGTCTGCGCACAAATGGCGATCATGCCGTGCTGGTTAAGTATATGGGCGCCACCGATCACAAGCCCTCGCGGTGGCAAGCGAAACACTACGAAAGGGGAATAGCCTACGGGTCCTATACGGACGGACCCATAGCGGCAGCCATACGATGGGCCGCCAAGGCAGGTTTAACAAATACTGTTCCCCGCTATGTTATGCAACTTTCTCCTACTCTCTATGCTGTAGAGTTCTGAGCCACCTTTAGCACACTTACCACACACACCTAATGGACCTTCAAACTATCTTAGACTCTGCCGAAACCTTTGTGCTTACCGGGACCGACTGTAAGGGCCGTCGATTCCGCAAGGTATCAACAAACTGTTACTATCTCAGCTGCCATAACGTATGGCGCGGGAACCTATGGGCCGTTATTAACGGAAGAAGGTTTCGCGTTAAGAGCTGGCTGAATTAAACCTGCCCCACCGCAAAAACAAACCATGATGCCATCCGAACATACGCTAATCGCGCTTCTATGGTCCGAGACAGACGATGAAGGCAACCCACTAGACTCTGGCGATTATCCCGTATCCAATAGCCTTAAGGCTAAGGTTACAGCAGATTGGGATAGCTTCCGCGAAAAGGCGGAAGCGCTAGGATTTGATGCGGAAGAACACAGGGCGATGATACTACATCCAGACTGTGAACGGGACGCCTGGAATGCTGCCGCCCATGATTTCATCCTTACCCGGAACCATCACGGTGCGGGCTTTTGGGATACCGGGCGATGGTTAGAGCCGTGGGCAAGTAAGCTAACCACCCTGTCGCATAGTTTCGGTGAGCTTAGCTGCTACATCGGCGACGATGGGGCAATCTATGGCGAGTGATCTTACTGCAGAGACAGCGGCACAATTCGCCGCACGGTGCCTGGCAAACGGCGACGGTAGGCCGGAAGTCGCGGAATCGCTGCAAACGTTTTTCGGCGTAAGCCGCGCCACTGCCTACCGGATAATTGCCCGCGCCATGCTTGGCACGGGTGAGCCCCCTGCCGATATTGCCCGCACCGAAACTGGGGCGATCGACCTTGCAGCGGAAGCAGCACGCCAGTACGCGGCGGCTGTCTCGAATGACGACAGCAAAGCGGCGCTTAGGTGGTTCAGTGTGCTCCAACGCCTAGCCTCGTGATACAGGCTCTCAGCCTGTCTCAGCACGGAACCCAGTCCCGACCTAGTTTTTCTCGTTTTCTCACCATGCTCCCATCCGTCAAGACTCTAGAAACCGCTTTCCCTGGCCATGGAAAAGAACTGCGCAAAGTCCTAGAGATGAAGCGCTCCGATCTTATGGCGCATCCTGCCGGTGAGGATAGGTTAAGGGGGTGCTATCACCCCCCTACGACCTACGATATACGCTTGCATGTTCTTAACGCTGTCGCGGAAACGTGCGGCGTAGAGTACATTGCCCACAAAGAAGACACTCACACGGAAGCCTACGGTTTCGATTATTTGAACGTCGGCGATCCATACATCCCCACAATTATACGATTCTCGGATGGCCGGTATCGCGTAGCGTGTTACGGCGACATTGTAGAGCGCGACAGCGCTTACGTTTGATCCACCTTTCGCCCGGCTGTCTGCCGGTTCTTCCCATGAAACTAGGACCCCTACAACAACGCGCCATAGCCTTTCTTGTTCGCGCTGGCAAGCCGGTACATTTTAACTACCGGACGGCAAAGAATCGCCGTATTGTGGATTCCCTAGAGCGCCGGGGCCTGATCAGCGTTTATAGGTATCCACCTACAGCCTGTCGGGACGCTCTGGTGACTCTGCTGCCTACCGCCGCGGCAGCCGCCTAGCCTTCCCACCCGGGCCCCTTCCCTGCCCCGTAGGTTCCCTGTGAGCCTGCGGGGTTTTCTGCTGCGCTTGCCAACCGGCACACCACAGAACGCGACTATTGGCAATGGCTCTCTGACCGTTCCACCGCGTCAGTGTGGACCCCCGAGACAGGCTGGCTTGATTGACAGCCCTAACCACCCTTCCAACATCCCCCACCCTTCCTATGTCTGCAGATACTGCCCACCGCGTCGGCCAGGTGTGGCGCCCTGTGCGCTCCGATGCCCGCTATACAGTCAACCTAGAGTATTGCGGCTACAGTGTTCCTATGTACTGCCCTAGATTCTGTGGAAAGGCTATAGGATCCTGCCACACGTTTGAGCGTGCGGCGCATGTTTGCCAAACCCACAAGGTTGAGCGCGATAATGCTTTAGAGGATCCGACAGCCTGAACCACCCTGGCTCCTACGGTTCCCCGTGGGGGCCCTTTCTTTGCGCTGCGGTTGAGAATGATTCTCATTCCCGCGGTGCCCTAGCTTGTTGAGAACGGTTCTCAGTACCGCCAGGGAGTGAGAACGATTCTCATTCGCACGCGGTCCCGCGGTGCCCGCACAGGCTGAACCATCACCGGGCCGTAGCGTCCCCATGAATGCAAAATCCCGGCATGAATGCGAAATACGGCTATGAATGCGATTTTTGCGCTTCGCCCTGAATGGCCTTGAATGCGTCGAGGCGCTCTAGGAAGCCGGCCTCGGCGATGGTGAGGTCCGATCGACTGATGAATGTGAGATCGGGGGGTCCTACGCGGCGTGCGACAACGATTAGGGCACCGGCTGGGCGGAGGCCGGTGAGGTGCTCCAGCCCGAGGGAGTAGGCGCCGAGCTGCAGGGTGTAGTCGGCCAGCATGGCGGCGCTGCGCCGGTTGGCGGAGGTCTTGAAGTCAACCACCAGGGGGGCGCCCAGTTCGATCTCGTCGGTGGGCACCACTGAGAGGAGAGCGTCAGCGGTGCCTGCGAAGCCGGCGGGGTGGTGAATGGAGAACTCGCAGGCGTGGCACTGGGTTGTGTTGGCTGCGATCCACTCGGTGAGGCCGCGGGCGTAGCCCTTGGCGCTGAGCGACACCGGGGGGAGGTTGGGGAGGGTGCGCTCCATTGCCCAGCGGAAGATGGGCGTGGGGAGGTGGGGGAGGCCGTGGGCGTCGATGCGCAGGACGCCGCGGCGGTTTGCGGTGGCACGAGCCACCTTGTTTGTGGTCTTGAGGAGGTACTCGGCCTGCGAATGGGCCTGGGAGCCGCGGGTGGCGGCCACGGTGCGGTCTTGGGCGGCGGCGCCGGGGCCGTAGATGCGGTCCTGGCGAGCGACCCACCCGTCGAGGTTGGTTTTGTCGGCGGTGGCTCCGAGGATGGTGGTGACGGAGTTGTAGACGTTGCCGGCGGGGTCGCGGTAGACGCGGGTGGGGCCGCTGTCGTCACGTACCAGCTTGGAGCGGCGCAGGGCGGCTAGGGCGTCGGTGCGATCCACTACGCGGCACCGTCGTTCTTCTTGAATGCGGCGCCGGTGGGGCCGCGGAAGCGGTCGTCCTCGCCCCACCCGTTGCGCTGGTATTCCATCAGGAAGAGGAGGTTGCAGATGCAGTGGGCAAGGTGGGAGAGGCCGGAGTCGGGGTCGGTGTCTTCGCCGCGCCACCAGGCCCAGGCGTGGCTCAGCAGGGCGCGGTAGCAGCGGCCCCATCGGGTGCCGTTGCACCAGTTGTAGGGGTCGTACTTTTCGGCGCCGTGGGCGAGGACACGAGCCACTTCCTCTAGGGGGGCGGTGGGGAGGAGGTCAAGGCGGGGGCGGGGTGGGGCTGTAGGTGTCTCGCCTAGGGGTTCCTGCGGTACGGAATCAGGTTCCACACGTGCTGAGCGGCGCATTGTGTCCCATAAATTGGCAGCCTCGCGCGATGGGAACGGTCCGTATACAGTCGCGTTATACATGTCCTCTATGAAATTAGGAGAGTCTTGGCGCGATATTTGACAATGGTCGGTAGGCCGGTGCAGATACACGTACCACCCGGGTTCGCGGTGTGTCATGGGTTGTTCTCGGTGAGCCAGGCCATGGCGGCACGGGCGCGGGCGTCCTCTTTGAGGGCGGGGAGGTCGTCCTCGTCAATGAAGAGTTCGACCATGTGGTCGCGGCCCAGGGCGGCGGATGTGGCTAGGGCGTTGGGGCGCACACCCTTGAATAGCGGAGTGCGCAGCTCTGCGCGGAATGGACCTTCCCACTCAAGAGAGAGGAGCCAGTCGCAGACTTCCGGGTGCGGGAGGTGCGGATCGCGGGTGTACTTGCGGGGCATGGTGGTGTGGGTGTACTCGACTACTCTAGCACACTAGGCCCACTGCTCTAGGAGTGAGCAGCGGATCCACTCGACGCGGGGGCCGAGGAGTTCGAGGCCGCAGATGATGGCCTCGCGGCGGTCGGGGGCGTGGAGGTGCAGCTCGCCGTTGTTGGTGATGACGCGCCACACAGGGCGGGGGCGGCTAGCGCCAAAGAGTGCGGTTGTTGGGGCAGACATAGAGGTGCTCAGAACGCGGGACTGGGATGAAGAAACCACTACCGAAGTACATCCACACCGGAGTTGCTTGGCGTGTGGTTTCGGTCGCGGTGCAGTCTTCTATTAGCTTTTGTTCTTGGAGTACACATACCGCAAGTAGCGCAAGCATTGACGCTAGTGTGAACACTTTGAGCACGGCAAAACACCGCTCCTCCCTAGCACGTCGGTGTTCCTCACGGGCTAGATAGGTCTCTAGGTCGTTGTACCAGTTCCGCTTGGTGGGGCCTTCCATTAGGGACGTACGCGGCGGGGCTCAACCCCCGTATCGAAAATATCGGCCTCCGATATGTCCCACGTAGTATGCGCTGTTTGCGGCGTCGCGGATGTGCTGAGTTCGGCTACGCGACCTTGCAGGGCGGTGAGCAGGGTGCGCAGGGTCTGGACCTCGTATTCGAGGGCGCGGATTCGCACATCAGTGTCGGGGGTGTTCATGGTTTGGGTGCGGTTGGGTTGCGGAGCATCTCGATGATGTGGTGGTCGTAGGCGTCGAGGGCGGTGCGCAGGGCCTCGGATAGGCGACCCACGCTGTCTACAGTGGCGGGTTTGATGTACCAGCCTTTGGTGTCGATGCCGCCAACAAGGGCGCGGGCAGCATTGGCCAATTCACCGGCGAGTTGAAGGGCCCTGGTTCGGTCTGCGGTCATGCCACCCCCGCTTGAATGGCGGCGGCCTGTTCGCAGATTTGCCTGCACTGCGCCTCGACATACTCTTGGGTGCGGACTAGGCCCCATTCAAAGGACGGCACGAACGACCGGGGCAGCTCGGGGTCGGGGGCGTCTCCGCCGTGTGCGCAATCGAAACCGACCCACCAGGCGTTGTCCTCACCGCCTTTGCCGCAGGGGATGTCCGCTTCGGCAAAGGTGAGGCCGCCGTGACAGTCGCAGGCAACCTCGTCGTAGTCCTGTCCGTGCCACGGGTGGCCGATCGGAACGCGAACATAACCACACCGGTAGCCGCTGCCGTTGTGGATGACGCTCCACTCGAATCCGAGGTGCTCGCCTTTGGCGAGTACATCTTCAGGGCGCTTGATTGCGATGGATAGGCACATGGTTTAGTTGCGGTGGTGTGGCAGGGCTTGTTCCCTGTGAGCCTAGTATTGCACGGCGGGCGGGGGTGGCGGCTGCGGGTTGTTGTGTTTCTTAACAATCGCGCAGTGGCTAGCATGGCGCCATGACTCGTGCTAATGGCGGCGGATCTCAGGGCGGCCCGGGATGGGCTGGGCAGATTGCTGTGGGGTCGGTGACGGCTGTGGTGGGGTGGGCGTTGGGGGCGGGGAGTGGGATGGTCAGCTCGTTCCAGAAGATGGAGGTGACGCTGCGCGAGGTGTGCAAGCAGATGGAGGAGAAGAAGGGGGTTGATACCCGGCAGGACAAGGAGCTGGTGGAAGGGAAGCGCCACGACGATAGGCAGGACCGGGAGATCGAGAGGATCCTGGACCACTTGAAGCTGCCGCGGCGTTAGAGCTTGCCATGGCTGGCGGCTAGGCGGTCGGCCGATCGTTGGTAGTCTCGGCCGAGGTTTGCCTTGCCTGCGCAGCCCCGTTCCACGCTGGGGGTGCGCTGTGTCACTTGATGATCACCACCTGGCCGTCGAAGCCGATGAAGGCGGTGGTGCCCCAGGGTTCGAGGGAGGCGGCTTTGGTCTCTTGGAGGAGTTGGACTGCGGCGGCTTGACCTAGGAGGAGGCCGGCGGTGATGTCGGAGCGGTAGTGGACGCCCAGGGCGACGCGGCCGAACGACTTGTTCCACGCCCATTTGCGGATCTCGCGGTGGATCGTGAGGGCGGTGGTGTTGGCGGTGACGAGGGACGTTCCATCGTTGCTGGCCTGGAGGGGGGCGCCGGGCCAGGGGCTGTCGGCGAGAAGGGCCATGAGGATCACGGCTTCTGCGGCGGCGGTGGCGGCGTGGCCGGATACCCACGAGGGGTGGAGTGGGGATCCCTCCGCGATGGGGAGGGGGAGGTAGCCGTTCCACTCGCGGAGAAGGGGGGCGCCGCGCTCGTGCCAGAGGGGGTGGAGGCGCTCGGGGGTGGCGAGGAGTTCCTCGGGGCGGGCGCGGCGTTGCTGGGGGTCGGGGTTGTACTTGACGATCCAGCAGTCGCGGAACGCTCGATCACTGGCTTCGGCGAGGAGGCACTGGGCGAAGGCGGGGCCGCCGTAGGAGGTGAAGCCGGCCTCGGCGGGGAGGGCGGGGAATAGGGAGCTGGGGCGAACTCCTAACGACTGCAGAATTAGGAGTGCGTGGAGGCCCATCAGGTAGGGCGGGTCTTGGTGCATGGCCGAGGCCAGGGCACGGGGGGTGTGGATGTAGACCGACTCGCCGTAGCGCTGGGCCTCGGTGGGCGATCCACGCAGCATGGCGGCGCGGGTTTCTGGTGTGGTGCCGTAGGCACCGGTGCGGAGGGTGTAGCGCTGCTCGGCCTTCATGGCGCCCATGGGGACGGGCAGAAGGAGGAGCTGGCTGATGTAGGGCTCGGGGGCGGTCTGCTCCTCGGGGCGGAAGACCGACGCGGATTTGGTGGGGCCCAAAAGATACACGCCTAGGCCGTCTAGGGGGTTGCCGAGCGACTGCAGGGTGGTGCGGATGTTGCGGAAGGGGGTGTCGGCGACGCGGGTTAGGAGGGTGGCGAGTTCCACCAGTTCGGCAGCAGTTTGAGCGCTGTCGTCGGCGGGGAAGGGGGGTAGGCCAACGATGGGCCAGGGGAGGATGCCGAAGCGGGGGCTGGCGAGGCGCGATCGACCCTGCAGGGCGATGGCGCGGAAGGCGGCGTCGCGCTGCTCGGGCGGGGCGAGGAGGGCGGCGGTGAGGGTCTCGGGGACGTGGCCTTTCGACCAGGGCTGGTTGGGCATGGGGGTGGTTGCGGGTGGTTAGGGCTGGGGGCGCCTGACTGTATGGGAGTGAACTACGGTGCCGCCGCCTAGGGTGAAGCTGCCCCACCTACTGAAGGTTGTGAGGTAGCCCGGGCCGTGCATTTCGCGGATCTGGGTGTCACTGTTGTACCACCAGAAGGGACCAATGCGGCCGTAGTCTGAAGTGATTGTGAATCTCATGGCTCTGCGGAGGTAGTGCTCAGCACGGTGAGGCGGGTGACGGTGTAGGGCTCGCCGGGGGCGGAGGCGGGGCTGGGGGTGGCGGATACTTCGATGAGCGCACCATCTTGGAGAGTGGTGAGCTGGTTGAGTATGTAGGTGTTGGTGGTTTTGAGGCGTACGAATACATCGATGTTTGGGTTTGTGCAGTGGATGCGGACTTTCCACTTGGCGGAACCTTGGGAAAGCGCTAGGTCGTAGACACGACCTACGTAGGTGTAAGTCATGGCCGCGGCATCCATTCGGTGGGCTCCCACCGGGTTTCTATTCTCCAGAGGTGCGGCGCATCATCCGCATATAGCTGATTGGCTATAGAAGATGGGAGTACGACTCGCCAGAATCCCCGGTGCCAATTATCGATGCAGAATGTGATAGCCGCGATTTCGTCCGGGTCGTACGGTCCTAGACGCCCGAGGATGACTTCGCCGAACTCTTTGGGGGCGGTTTCAATCGGTTGCCAGTGTGTCATGGAGGTGTGTGCGGTGGTTATGTGTGGGCGAAGCTCACACTTTTGCGGGGGTGACGGATTCGGGTTGGTTTTGGTATTTGCCGGAGCGATCTTGGTAGGTGGTTTCGCAGGGCTCGCCCTCGAAGAAGAGGAGCTGGCAGATACCTTCGTTGGCGTAGATGCGGCAGTCCGCACCACTTGAATTGCTGAACTCTAGGGTGAGGTGGCCGCTCCATCCGGCCTCTACGGGGGTCATGTTGGCGATGATGCCAAGGCGGGCGTAGGTGCTCTTGCCGATGCACAGGCCGGTGACGTTGGGGGGCATGTTGATGTGCTCCAGTGCCACCCCAAGGCCGTAGGTGTGGGCGGGGAGGATGAAGAAGTCGCCATCCTCGTCATTGTGGAGTTCTGCGGGTTCGAGGTTTGCAGGGTTGAACCGTTTGGGGTTCATCACGGTGCCGGGGATGTGGCGGAAGATAAGAAACTCCCTTGGTGATAGGCGCAGGTCGTAGCCGTAGGAGGAGCAGCCGTAGGAGATGGCAGGCACGTTGCGCCAGAAGTGCAGTGCTGGGCCCCGGTCAAGCTGCACCTCCCGCACCAGCTCCGGCACGAAAGGTTTGACCAGACCGAAGAGGCCCTCATCCTGGAGCCAGCGATCGTTTTTCAGCATGGGGTGGGCTCGTGTGTGAGGGGAGTGTAGGTGGGCGTGGTAGGGGCGGCGGTGCGGTTGTTGTGGTTCTTAACAATCACCCGCGGCGGCGCGATCCTGCGCTTCGTTCCATGGATTGGCAGTGGGCGCAGCAATCGCCCCGTTGTTGCGGATGTCCGCCCAAGACCACGACTCCGCGCCTTCTACGTGCAGGTGGAAGGTGATCTCTCCGGCTGGAAGTTCCGGGTGTCCCGTCTCCCGCAGGATTCGCTGTACCCGATCTGCAATAAGCCTTTTCTGTCTGATGCTGGACATCACTTCACCTCCCCCATGGCTGCACCTCCGCCTCGCGCTGGGGCGCTTCGATCAGATGGCGAACCGCCCAGGCCCGGACGTGCCGCCAACGAGACCGGCGGACGCTGACGGTATCGCCGTCGCGCCAATCATCATTGGCGCTGATGATCTCGTTGGCCAATGTTGGGGAGATGGAGTACCACTCGGCGGCTTCGTCCGGGCTCCAGTTGCCGTCATCCGTTGCCAGGTCGGCAAACGACTGCCCCCGTGCCAGCGCAACGGCTCCCAGGGCGCATACGCAGCCGGTTCGGCGATCACCCAGGGCGCCTTCTGACAGCTCCGGTTGCGGCAGGGTATCCAGAGCGGCGACAAGCTCCCGGAGGAACGCCTGGCCACGCTTGCCTCGCAGGGTGGAGCGCTTGGCGGCCTCGTAGCGTCCCCAGTCGAGGGGATTATCGGACTCGCCCTCCCATGTGCGGCTCACGACTCCACCCCCGCGCCCTCTGGCGGCTTCATGCCCCGCACGTTACCGGCGAAGCCCTGGGCTAGCTGCAGCTGACGGCGTGCTGCATTCAGACTGGTTTCAGCTCGGCGGGTCAGTTCGGCGTGTGCCGCCTCCCATGTGTCAAACACGTCACCATCCTTTTTCTTTTGGGTGAGGTCATTATCGGAGTGAACTCCCGTAAGCCATACAAAGGATGCGGTTTCCTCTGCGCATTTGCAGGCGTCGATTTGTGCCGCGCACCGGTGGACAACGTACTTGATGTTCATGGTTGCACCTCCCCCGCTGCAGCCTGCACGGCAGCAACACCAGCGGCGGCAATCTCAGCGGCCGTGCCTTTGCGCCAGTAGGTCGGCAGCAAGCCACCGGCGGCGGCCATGTCGTGCCGGAATCGCTGAATAATCTCCTGTTGCTGCGGCGTCCAAGCCCAGACTGCTTCCGGGTTTATTTTTGCTGCTTCTCGGTAGATCGCCTCCTCCATCGCAACCTGCGCAATGCCGGCCGCTGCCAGGAATGCAGCATTATCGGGGGTGACGTTGTAGTAATACCGGGTTGACCCATCGCCGACGCAATGGGTTAGACGAAACTCGCCGGCTTGCATGCGGTCGCCGTCATGGTGCCAGTCGGCAACATTGCCGTATGGGATGTAACGGCGGCCCTTCTTGACGTAAAGGGTAGTAGTGGACTGTATGGTTTCAGTCATTGCCTTTCGCCTCCTCAGCGTCCGCAACGGGCAAGGACAAAGCCCGATGTGGCATCCACGTCGTCTGGCACTGACTGGCCCCGTAGGTTCGATCCAGCAGCTTCCACCCCCAATCGTCGTCGTAGCCGCCGAGACTGCTGATGAAAAACCAGCACCGGCCCTCCGCGTCGCAATCCTCAGGCCCGGGCAGCCGCTCACTCACCGGCACCGGCACCGCAGCGCCGCCCCAGCGGGCAAGCGCGGCGCGGTTCCACACGGCGCGACCGTACTCGACCATCTCTTGACTATCAACTGGGTCCGCAACGTATCCCATGATCGTGTCCCCAATCGCTCTTAGCTCCTCATCACTGATCTCCGCCCCCGCCTGCGGCCCCGCCTCGCGGGTGGCGGCCGGCGGGGCGGGGCCCGCTTCTGCCAGCACCACGGGGGCCATATCTGCCGCCACCTCTTCGGGGTCTCCGTAGTGACCTTCAACCGTTGCGTCATGCCCGGCGGTGTAACCGGAGCGAACACCGGCGGTCACCAGGCGCAGCCGCTCATCGGCATCCACGGCCGGCGGGGTGGCCAGGGCGGCGTCAACGCGGAGTAGCACGTTGGTTGCAGTGTTGATGTGATCTGTTCCGGCCTCTCCGGCCATCACTTGGAAAACGCTGTCCAGCGCATCGTGCAGCTCCTGGCACAGCGCCCTCCAGTCGGGCGCGGCCGGCAACGGCGTGGGGGTGGGGTCAGGCGTGCTCATTGGCGTTCTCCGTGGGTTGGGTGGTGGATTTTGATGGAGAGCTTGAGAGCAGGAGGCCAACGGCCAGGAACCATCCCCAGCCAGCGATGCCCGCATGGGCTAGGAAGATCGCACCGATCACGCACGCCAGGCTGGCGAGATTGGCGGCCAGGAAGATGAAAGCAGATCTCACGGCTCCACCTCCTTGCCGTCCAGCTCGGCGGCGATTGCGATGATGTCGGCGTGAATGATGTGAGGCATACCCGTTGGACCTATCCTCGCCACCTGCTCCACCAGGGCTCGGATGGCGGCGGCGATTCCCAGGGCGTCACCGCCATGTGGACCGCCAATTATTGGGGCGTCTTCGTAAGCATCAAGCACCGCCTGAGCGGCGGGCGAAAGGGGCGGGGTGGTCATTTCGTGGCCTCGTATTGTTTGGCGTGTTGCTTGCAGTAGCACCCATCTGGGCCGTGGCCGCGCTTGCGGGTGCATTGGTATGGAGTCCATCCACCTCTGCCGTGAGGCCAGACCTCCTCAATGCACCTTTCAGGAATCTCGGGAAACCCTTTCGAGCAACCGGCCCACACGCCGTAGCGGCGCTCTCCGTTAATGCTGGTGGTCATCGGTTGGCCTCCTGCTCAAGCAAAGCGGCAGCGCTGAGGTGGCCCTCTCTATGCAGCCAACCGGCCGCTCTGAGGATTGCGGCGCGGGCTTCGGGTTGGTAGCCCAGTGGCGCGGCACGCATGGCACGCACCGCTTCCTCCACCAGCCCCCCATCCGCCGCCGGGGACGGGCTGGGCTCGGGGGTGGGCTCCGGGGTGGGCGTCCACCCTCCCTCCGCTAGCGCTCTGTCTATTTCACCAGCGATCAAACCATGGCCGGAGAAGTATTGGGAATGCACAGGTTCCGGCTCGGGATCGGGGGTGGCCTCAGCGGCTGCCTGCTGCTCCGCCATCGGCTCGTGGATCGCCCGGCGCAGGGTGTCCAGGATGTCGGGGAGCAGGTGGAAGGACCGACCCAAGCTGTCAACAATGCCTAGTGCTGTGCCGTGCAGGGTCTGGAAGTCGCTCGGCTCGGGCGTTGAGTCGTCAAGGATTCCTTGACTGCTTCCCTGCTCGGCGCGGCCGGCCGCTAGGCCCTGCTGGTAGCCGTGGTCGTAGCCGTGGTCGTACAGGGCGCGGTGGGCGGCGATCAGAGGTTCGGATTCTGGAGACCATACCTGCCAGCCAATGTGCGGCCTTGATTGACTCTTTACCTTCAACTGCACCTCCCACAGCTCCTGATCCGACGGCACCGCCACAACCGGGGCAGCCGGGGCAGTCGCCGGGGATTCCCCGGGTGCTTGCTTCGCCTCCAGCGCCGCCACGCGGTCGCGGAGGTCGCAGAGACCTACGAACGCAACGCCGAACCTTTCTTTGGACAGCAACTCAATTTGCTGCCAGTCTTCTTCTGAAGCCTTGAACTGTTCCATGGGTTTGTCGTTGGGGATGGGGGGATTGTTTGCGGTTACAGGTTAGTTGGTGCTGTTTATGCGGGGTACCACGGCTGCCCAGGGACGACTAGCGCAAAGCGTTGGTAATTACACCTGTCAGTGCTGGGAGTATCGCCGATACAGCGTGGAATTAGCACGTCCCCGTCTGCGTCGGAATCGACATCGGTTGGAAGGCGGTCGGTGATCCATTCGGGCATGGTTTTTGTGGTGAGTGGGTGGTGGTGTTTGTGAGAAAGGCCGGGATAGGCTCCCGGCGGGCCGAGTGCTAGCGGATGGTCTTGTAAATCACCGCGGATCCGATAATCACGGGCCACGCCAGCCCGGCGATGACAAGTCCGATTCGTTCAATAGTGCCAGCGGGTGGCACCTTCCTCTCGGCTGCGAGCATCGTGCAGGCTGCCATGTACCCGTAGAGAGGACCGGCGAGCATGGCCAGCGTGTGTGTCATGGGATCCACCCCATGACGGCGCCGACTGGGGCCATGGGGATGCCCACGACACGTACGACCAGTTCACCGTCAACGTGGTTGAAGTCGCTGCGGGTTACGACGATGACGTTGCGGACCCAGCCGACAGCGCTGCCGGTGGTGATGGCCACGGCAAGAAAGATGGCGAGGCCCGCGCCGAGTAGAGCGGCGTTGTCGTCGGAATTGTTGTAGTTACCCATTGTGGTAGAGGCGGAGGATTTGGTGACTGCGAAGCTCAGCCTTCGGGCTTGAAGGGGTTGCCGCCGGTGAGGAGGCGGGAGAGGTCGAAGCCGGCCGACTTGGCTTCTTCCCACGCGGCGGCGATGGTGACATCGCTGCCTTTCTTGCGGGGGGCGGGGCGAAGTTTGTACTCGGTGGTGAGGCCGCTGCCCTTCTTGGAGAGGGTGAAGTCCCACTCGGTCAGGTTGGCATAGTCCTCCTCTTGGGAGATCGCGTCAAGCTCGCGCAGGATCGACTTCTGGGAGACGGAGAGGACTTGGACGGTGCCGGCCTCGTACGACCAGATTGGGGCGGCGATACAGAACTTCACATCTGCGGTGCCGGGGCCGCCGCGGCCTTCGCGGGGGGTGAAGTCGCCGAGTTCGGCGAGCACGTCCTCGAAGGTGGGCTCGTAGTCGAAGCGGAAGGGCTTGGACTTGCTGGAGGCGTCGGTGCCCCAGGTCTCATAGAACTCAAGGGGCTCGTCGCTCAGGAGGGCGAAGCGGATGGAGCCACCGTCCTGGAGCTTGGAGGGCGAGAAGTAGTTGCCGCCCGCGGTGGCGTTGACGGCATCGGAGGCGGTTTTGCTGAGGAATCCCATAGGTGGTTGGTTTGGGGAGGACGGCGGGAGTGCCATCGAGTGAGAGTGTAGCAGCTCGGAAGCCGCTGGGGGTAGTCTGGAAAAACGCCCCAGGCGGTTAGGCTCTGGGGCGGAAACCAAACATTCCACTAGGAGTCTAACAGATGGATCTGCTGTCGTTTGTCAGGGCGCTGCCGGAGGGCTACGCCTATGCGCCGATCTACGCCGATGGGGCGGTGATGCCGGGCGATGGGAAGCCGAGCCGTGGCAAGTCGCCCCACGGCAGAGCGCGGTACCACGTGATGAACCCGGCTGATGTGGCGCTGCAGATCGAGCGGCGACCCGAGGTGTTCAAGGCGGTGGGCGTGTTCACGGGACCGCGGAGCCAGGGGTTGGTGATTTTGGATGTGGATGCCAACCTCGCTCGACTCAAGAAGAAGTGGGGGGCGACGCTGGAGGGGGCACCCTGCGTCACCAGCACCAAGGCCAATGCGGCCAAGTTCCTGTTCCGGGTGCCGGAGAAGCACTGGGGGGAGGTGAAGGGGCTGAGCCTGGCGGCCACGGGAGCGGGCTACGAGGTCCTGTGGGGCCGCCAGGGGCTGCTGTACGGCGTCTACCCGGGGTCGAGCGATGGGAAGGCCCCTGTGGGGGCGTACACGCTGTCTGGGGATTTGCGCTCCATTCCGGAGGCGCCGGGTTGGTTGCTGGCGGAGATGCGGGAGTCTGCGGCGGCGTCCGACTCGGTGGACGGCAAGGGATTCTTAAAAAATCGTAAAGCCTTGGATGTCTCAGATAGGACTGAGGATGAGATTGCCGAGATTGCGCAGGATTGCTTGCGGGTGATTCCGCAGCAGGGGGCGGGGAGCCGGGACCACTGGCTGCAGGTGGGCATGGCGATCCACTCGGCGCTGCCGGGGGAGTTGGGGCTGACGCTGTGGAGTGCGTGGAGTGCGGAGGACCCGGAGTATTCGGCCGAGTGGGCGGAGGGGAATCCGTGTGAGAAGCCTTGGGGGTCGTTCAAGCAGGGCGGGGGGATTGGGTTTGCCACCCTCGTGTGGCTTGCGGATCAGCAGGATCCGCTGAGGCGGCGATTTTCGGACGCCAGCAGGGGAGTTCTTGAGGCGGCGGAAGCTCGCCAGGTTCAGGAGGTGAGGCAGGCAACGCTGTCGTTCGAGGAGGCGATGTCTCGGATGAAGGCGGTGATGGAGCTGGAGGATCCGGGGAAGCGGAACTTCGAGCTGAACCAGTTGGCGCTGCAGGCCGGGTATCGGGATCAGAGCCGGCTGGAGCAGGTGTATGTCGATCACGTCGGCTTTGTGGAAAATCCAGGGGAGCTGACGGCGGACAAATTGCGCGACTTCGTGGTTGAGCGGGAGTACCTGATCCCTGATTTGCTACCCACTCCGGGGGTGGTACTGATGTACGGCTCGGGGGGTGACGGCAAGAGCATGAGCGCCTGGACGCTGGGGCGGCATGTGCTGGAGGGGTTGCCATTCATGGTTCGAGGGAGGCCGGTGCCGGTGCAGCAGGGCGATGTGGTGATCCTGAACGGGGATCAGCCGCTGAGCGACCTGCAGGAGCAGCTGCAGGAGGCGGAGTTTCCGCTGGATGAGCGCACGCTGATCCGTGGGGAGTGGTCGCTCCACTACTACGCCCAGTTCATGGAGTTGATGAAGCGGCGGCGGCCCAAGCTCGTGATCATCGACTCGCTGATCGGGTGCGCTGGGGGTAAGGCGTTCGACGAGAACAAGAGCGAGTTTGCGCAGCCGCTGTACTGGCTCACCAGAAACAACGGGGTGCTGTATCCGGCCACGACGATCGTGGTGATCCACCACGCGAACAAGCAGGGGGGTTTCCGGGGCACCAGCGCCATTCGGGATGCGGTCAACGAGGTCTGGGCCCTGAAGAAGCCCGAGGGGGCCTTGCTGGCGGAGGTAGGGCCCGCTGCGAGGGTCATAACGATCGAGAAGTCCCGGTGCGGTCGTGGGGGCACACAGCTGCTTATGCGGATGGAGGACGACCTGTCGTTCTCGATTCGGGACTTCACGCCGGAGGTCAACCCGGATGACAGCACTCCGGCGAGCCACTCGGATCGGGTGTTGCAGCGGTTGCGGACGGTGTTCCCGCGGACGCTGCGGCAGGCGGATCTCAATAGCGACCCACTCGTTGGGGGGCGGGTGGCTGCGACGAAGAAAGCGATCCAGCGTTTGGTGAAGAGGGGGTTAATAGAGGCTGTGGAGAGCGTGCCGGGGCCGAGGGGATCCACCGTGATCCACTACAGGGCGGTTTTGGTTCATCCTGATACCTCCACTACGCGCGCACGCGGAGAGGTTAAAAATGTGTCCCCCAGTGGGCACTTCCCTTGCGCTGCAGTCGATCGACCGGGGGACACCCCCCCTGTGGAAAAACAAAGTGTCCCCCGGTCAGAGGGTGGTTCCGGTAAGGGTGGCGCGACCGGGGGACACCTACCCGAAAAAGGCACCCCCTGTCCCCCGGTCAAAGGCAGTGATACCAATGGATCTGCCACCGGGGGACACTCTGGGGAATATCCCCCCGCGCGCGCGCGCGAGGCGGATGGCGCCGCAGAGGGTGGAGCGGTGTCTGCGGAGGCCCTAACCAACGCCGCCAACCTCTGGGAGTGAGCCATGACGCAATCCAAGTCGCGTGAGTCTCACCGCAGGCCGATGGTGAGGTTTGTCCAGGGGGAGGTGGGGCCGGAGGTGCTGGCGGTGCTGCGCCTGACGTGGTTCCACGAGGGCCTAGCCGATACCGTCGAGGAGTTCGCGGTCTCGGACTTTGAGGGCGGCCCAACGGTCGTCCTCATGGCCATCGAGCAGGCCGAGGAGCAGGGGTACGACCTCACGGTGCTCTCGGAATGCGATTGTTACGAAGTGTGACGTGTGGGTGGTTCGGCCCGTGGTATTCCGCTTAGGGTTGCCGCGGGCCTGACCGGCCGCATTCGCTAACCACCCAATGAATCAACCACGTTGCCTAACCGAACCCGTACCCGTTGCCGTAGCCCCCAATGACAAGTTGTTTGCGTGGGTACTGGCGATTGAGCACGGCTGCACGGTGCTGAATAGAGAGATTGCCGAGTGCCAGAGGCTCGGCATTTCCCCGTACCATCACAAGATGATGCTGGAGGGGATGCAGGACATCCAGATGTTCCTGAGTATGTCGTACTACGAGTACAGTGATTGGCTGGGAATGGATAGCCCGGCTATTGAGCGGTATAGGCAGTACAAGCGGAACTGCGAGGAGCGGCTTGACCTTGTGCGCAGTCTCGCAGATGAGGCAAAGGTGCACGAGGACGCCGCAGTTGCGGCACCCGAGGGAGGTGTTGCGTGAGCGTGGTTCTTGAGATCCGTGATGTGAAGTGTGATGGCGACTTTCTTGTGGTTGATGCTGTCCTGGAGGACGCGGTGCTGCTCAGGCCGGCGACCGACTTGGACCCGCCGGAGTACGGGCCTGCCCTGTTCCGAGGCACCCTGTACGTTTCTGATGACACGAGAATCGGGCCGACAGATCGTGAGCTGATGGATATGTTTGGGCGTGAGATTGACGACTGGCAACTTATCAACAACAACTGACAATGAAAACCTACTTTGGGGTCCAGCACCTGCCCACGCTGGAGAATGCCGAGGTTGTGGCATTCGACTGTGAGACCACGGGGTTGAAGCCTGTGGCCGGGGGAATGCGCCTTCTGCAATTTGCCGCGGATGGTGAGTTCCCGGTGGTGATCGACTGCTGGGAGCTGGAGGACAGCGGCTGGGACGCCGTGGGTCGGTTCCTCGGGCAGCGGCGCCGCTGGGTGGCGCACAATGCCGTGTTCGACTTGGGATGGTTGCAGGCGCACGACCTTTACCCGGAGGGGGAGGTGTTCTGCACGATGCTGGCCAGCCGGGTGCTCACCAACGGGATGCCCAATATCCGGCATGGCCTCCAGCACCTCGTTTCGCGCTACCTGAAGCGCGAGCTGAGCAAGGAGGAGCAGAAGTCGGACTGGAGTTCGGAGCTGCGGCCCGAGCAGCTCCAGTACGCGGCGCTCGACGTGATGGTGCTGGTGGAGCTATGGCCGCTGCTGCTGGAGAGGCTGCAGTTTGGGGCCCTGATGGGGGCGTGGGCGCTGGAGTGCAAGGCGCTGCCGGCGATGGCGCAGTTGCGGAGGACGGGGCTGCCGTTCGACCGCGAGAAGCTGGAGGCGCTGCGGGATGAGCTGGGGGCCGACAACGTTCGACTTGGGGAGGAGTTCATCGTGGCGCTGGATGCCGCGCTGCCCGAGGAGAAGAAGTTACCGCGGGATCCTGATGGGTCGTTGAACCTGCGGCCGAAGGCGACGGGGACGGTGCGTGGTGGGGACAAGCGGCCGGCGGGGTTCAACCTGAACTCGCCCAAGCAGCTCCTCGATGTGTTCACCGCGCTGCTGGGGCAGGTGCCAAAGGATGCTGACGGGAATGCCAGCGCCAGCAGGGCGGCGCTGCGGGAGTACGTGGCGGACCATCCGGTGGTGGCGCAGTACCTGGCGTGGAAGCGGGTGGAGAAGCGGCGGCAGATGGTTGAGTCTCTTTTGTCTCACCATGAGATTGACGGGTTCATTCGGGCCAGCTACTGGCAGATGGGTGCGGACACGGGGAGGATGAGCTGCTTCAACCCCAATCTGCAGCAGGTGCCGCGGGATCCGCGGTTCCGGGCTTGTGTTGTGGCGCCGGAGGGGCATGTGTTCGTGGTGGCGGACTACGCCCAGATGGAGCTGCGACTGGCCGCCGCGGAGTCCGGGGATGTCCGAATGGTGAGCGCCTTCCAAGCCGGGCAGGACCTGCACACGATCACGGCCATGGCGATCTACGGGCTCGACGACGAGTCGGAGGTCAAGAAGGAGCAGCGGCAGATTGCCAAGAGTGCGAACTTCGGCCTGCTCTACGGCAGCGGGGCGAAGGGGTTGCGGTCGTACGCGGGGGCCAGCGGGATTCAGATGACGCTCGACGAGGCCAACGCGATTCGGGACAAGTTCCACGCGGCCTATGCGGGGATCTCGAAGTGGCAGCGCAACAACGCCGCGGCGGCGCAGAACTCGGGGAAGGATGCGTCGCTGCGGGTGCGGGTGTCGAACCTGCGGCGGTTCCTGCCGGGGGAGCACAACAAGCTCACCACTCGATGCAACACCCCGATCCAGGGGGCCGGTGCGGCGGTGATGAAGCTGACGCTCGGGAAGCTGTGGCCGCTGCTCAGGGAGGCGGGAGAGGCGGAGGTGCGGCTGGCGGGGGCGATCCACGACGAACTGATCCTGCTGGTGCGCGAGGATGCGGCGGAGCGCTGGGCTGTGACGCTGGCCCAGGTGATGGAGGAGGCGGAAAGCCGGTGGCTCGGGGACGTGCCACCGCTGGCTGAGGCCAAGATCGGGAGGACGTGGAGCGAGGCCAAGTAGCGCCGCTACACTGTCATACAACTGCTTGCCTGTGGAGTGTCGGAGCCTGAAAGCAAGCCGGCGCTCACAGGCAGGCAGATTGTCATGGTGCGGCTTGGGAAGGCTGTGTCGCGTGCCACCGCGGGGGAGATCCTGCGGGCTGCGGCGTTTCTGGAGTTCGCGTACGACTGCAGAAAGGGGTGTCAGGACAAGCGGCGGCAGTCGAGGGCGCGGCGCAGCGGTTCTTGATTGTTTGGAGTGGTACTGTAGACTGACATTTTCTGTGTGACACAATGGCGGTGCGCCAGGGCTGCAAGTTCTACGCTCAGGTGCTGCTGGACCCGCACAGGTACGAGCTGCTGGAGCGGGAAGCGCAGGCCAAGAACATGAAGGTGACGGCGCTGATCCGGCAGTGGGTCTACGAACGACTGCAGCAGGATCTGCCGGCGTCGGACTACCGGGCTGCCGAGGCGGCGGATGGGGCGCTGTGGGCGGAGGCGGTGCGGCGCCGCGTGCAGGGGCGCCAGCGCACGAAGCAGCAGAGTGTGTAGTTTTGTGACTAGGGCGCGGGCGGCGGTACTACCCTGCTAGTGTAAGTGGGTTGTTCACACAGCCCATGGGCCAAAACATTAAGACCGAAACGCGCTACGGGGTATCCGCGCACGTAGACGGCACCACTGTATATGTGACCGGTTTTATACCAAACAAATCCGGTGATTTGGACGCTATGTTCACCGATGTAGCTGAAGACGCTTGCACATGGAAGCCGGAGAGCACCGCACAGCTTGTGGTTGCAGCATTAACAAAAAGTATGCAAAAGCATGGTTGGCAGGTTAATGTATATCCCGTAGAGGAGCCTACCTACAATGACTGACACACCGATGGATCCGCTGTTTCGGGTGGATCTTATTACGGCTACGCCGAATCCGCAGCAGTGCATTTATGCGGCTATGCACCAAGATTATAGCGAGGGTTATGTCTACGACGATCGGGCGAATTGGCCTGATGAGACTCGTGCTGGGGAGATTTGTGTGCAGCGGTTGCTGGCGGGCGATAGGGGGCATTACGGGCCGCTGGAGCACCCGCAGATCACACTCAACGTGGGGTGGTTCCCTCATTCGGTGATGCAGCAGGCGCGAACGCACCGTGTCGGTGTGAGCTTCGACGTGCAGTCGATGCGCTATACGGGCGAGCGCATCTGCCGCGCCGCCAATGGAGACCTCGATCTGGAAGAAGTGTTCTACCTGCGCCCAGCCGGAGACTACACCGACCGTAGTGGTACGAGTTACACCTACACCGACATACAGCGTAAGGAAGACATACTGTTCTGCTGTAAGGACGCCGCCATTAAGTACCTTTACTGGACACGTATCTACGGCTACGCTGAAGAACACGCCCGCGGAATGTTACCGTTCGACTACAGGCAGCATTTTGTGGTGAGCTTCAGTTTGCGTGCCATGCTGCACTTCCTGGATCTGCGGGCTAAGGCGGATGCGCAGCTGGAGATCCGGCAGCTCTGCGATTTGATGTGGCCGCATCTTGAGGCGTGGGCGCCGGAGATCGCGGCTTGGTATAAGAAGACTCGACTCACTCGCGCACGACTCGCACCATGAAGACGCTGACAACCGGCGAAAGCACCTCGCACGCCTACCTCAACGAGATCGGGCGGGTGCCGCTGCTGACTCCCGACCAGGAGATCGACCTCGGGAGGAAGGTGCGCAGAGCACAGGAACTCAAGGCGATGGAGCGGGAACTGACGCCGCAGGAGCGGCGGGAGGTGGCGCTTGGGGAGCGGGCGGAGCGCAAGTTTGTGCGCAGCAACCTGCGGCTCGTGGTGTCCTGCGCCAAGCGCTACAGCCGCGTCACCAAGAGCATGGACCTGATGGATCTGGTGCAGGAGGGCAACATTGGCCTCATCACGGCGGTCCACCGCTACGACCCCTCGATGGGGTATAAGTTCTCGACCTATGCCTATTGGTGGATCCGGCAGGGCATCACACGCGCCATCATCAAGAAGGATCGATCGGTGCATATGCCCGGGAAGATCGGAGATATGGCGGCGAACTGGGGCGCTAGAACGCAGCGGTTGCGGATGGAGCTGGGCAGGGCGCCTACAACTGCTGAGCTGGCGGAGGAGTTCGGTGTGACTCCGCAGGATGTGTTGCTCTACTTGGAGCGGGGACAGCCGCCGGTGTCGCTCGACTTGGTTGTGCGGGAGGGCGATGGGACCTCCATCGTCAACACGCTCACGGATGACGTGGAGGGCGAGGGGCCGCTGGACAACATGGTTCAGGAGGAGAGGATTGGCCTGATCATGCAGGCAGTGGTGAGATTGCCTGAGCGCGATCGGGACATCGTGAACAGGAGGCTAGGGCTTGACGGGTACACGGCGCAGAATTGGTCGGATATCGGGAAGGCCCATGGCGTCAGCCGGCAGCGGGTTTTGCAGGTCTACACGAAGGCTACGAATCGACTGCGGCTTTACATGAGTCGCATAGAGCAGGAGTACGATCGTGCAGAGCTGCCAACGCTTCCAACTGGGTGATGTGGGCAATGGCTTGGTTGAGTAACGTTTTGTAGTGCATATTTTGGCGCATGAGATCGGCGGCGATGGATAGCACCTTGTCGCATTCGGCGGGCCCTTCTGCTTGCAGCACCCGCAGGCTGTACTCCAGTTGGGCCTGAGCTGCCAAGGATGGACGTGGGATCATCCAGTCGGCCTGTGCCATGGAGCGGAAGCGCTGAACAGTGAGAGTCTAGCGCTTGGCGACGATTGCCCAGCCGCTTCCGGGGCCCTCGACCATCCAGCGGCGGCCGAAGTTCTCGCGACTGTAGCGACAGAAACGGGCAGGGCGGTCAAGCGTTGCCCCGGTTACGAGGTCGGCCTCGCCGAGTGGATCGTGGACGATGACGTGGGTTGGGGTGTAGCCCACGATGGTGAGCCAATGGCCGCCGCCCGCGGGAGCGGAGACGGGGCCGCGATGGAGGTAGCCGCAGGGCACAGGGATGCCGGCATCGATCAGGCGCTCCACCAGAGCGAAGTCGGCGTTCTGGATGTACTCAGCGGGGAGGCCGTACGACGCAAGAGCGCGGGTTTGGGCCAAGGGACTCGTGGTGTCTCCGAAGCTGCGGACCCGGGCGAGGTACTGATCGTCGCCGTTGGGGCCCGTGAGGAGCCCCGGTTTCAGGAATTGGAGCAGCATGGCGCACGAGCTGGAGAAGCACATGCGGCGGCCCTGATCGGTCTTGCTGTCGAGCTGCGCGAAGTAGGGAACTGGCAGCGGGTTGGTGCGGCCCGTGTTGCCGACGAAGAGAGCCACCTCCGCGGCCCGGCGGCGAACCATCCCGACCATGACGATGCCGTCCGCCTTGTTCCACCGCGGCAGCTCCTGCGGGATGACGGTGACGTACGACTCGCCCGCGAGGATGCGGCGGCGCAACATGCTGGTGTCCACCGCGGCGAGGCCCACGTCGAAGGCCCAGGAGATCAGGGCGGCCTGCTGCCTGCCGCCGAGCTTGTTGGCGCCGGGGAGGAGGCGGTGGATGCCCTCGGCGAAGTAGGTGAGGTCTTGATCGAGGAGGGTGTCGGCCTGGGCTTGGGTGATGGCGACGCCTTCGCGGACATCGAGGCCGGTGTGGCCCCACCCCAGGGTCCAAGCGTTGGCGGGGTCGAGGGAAGCCCGTAGGTGGCACGCCTCGAACTCCTTGACGATGGCGCGGGCAGGGGCCATCCAGATGGGGGTGGCGGCGGCTGCGGGGCTGCCGGTGGAGCGCCAGTCGTCGGTGAAGGTCTGGCGCTGGGTTGCGGTCAGATCGCGGTCGAGGGCCTCGAAGGCGGCGAGCTGGTGCGGGAGCAGATGGCCCTGGCGGATGGCGTGCTCTACGGCGGTGCGGACGGAGGCGTAGGTCATCGGCTCAGCGCTTGGCCATGGGTAGCACGATCCCGGCGAGGATTTCGAGGGCTCGGTAGAGCTTGGGCAGGGCAGCTCCGATTGCGCCCACGGCCCGGTCGTCCTTGGGGGTCGGGGTAAGGTTGACGATCATCAAGGCCACGGCATGGGCCGCGATAACGACCTCGAAGACCTGCCGCCAGTTGTCGATCAAGTAGCTCACGACCGGCATGACTATTCTGATAGGCGTGTACGAGGTCATGCTACAGCCGCGGGACTCAGCGGTCGCCGTCTGGGGCGCGGCGTTCCACGTATCGGAGGCGCTGCTCGTGGTCGCTCAGCATCTCCTGGATGCCGCTGAGGATTGTGGTGGTGCGGGCCTCGAACTTGCCCAGGCCGTTGGCGATCTTCCAGAGGGCAGCGACGCCTGCACCGCTGAGGCCGATCGCGGCAATCCCGGCGGCGAGTAGCTCAGGTCCCACAAGCACGGAAGCGGTCTTCTGACCTAGTTTTCCTGTGGCCGGTGGTTAGACGAAGACTCCGACCTCGAACACGTCGGGGACGTAGACGCCCTCGCCAGCCGGGACTTCGACAGGCGGCGGAGGACTCGGGATGACGAGGCGGGTTTGGCTGATCGGGCCGGTGCCACGCGGGACCGGAACGGTGTCGAGGCGGCTACCGGCGTAGGCGTAGATCAGCTTGGCGGCGGCGACTTCGACCTCGACGTAGGTGCTCCACACCACGAGGAAGATGATCCACCGCTTGAGGGTGCCGGCCTCGGAGTATTGCAGGATTGGGGTGAGGTCAGGGTCGCGGATGATGACGACCTCTAGACCTTCGGCGGTGGTTCCGGCGGGGAGGGCCTCGCCATCGGCGCGGACGGAGATGGCTGGGGTGGTCTCGCCGTTGGGCAGGGTGTAGACGCCCAGCTCGTCGGTGAGGAGGTCTTCGATCTCGGCGCGGAGCTGCAGGATGTTCACCGCACCACTGCAGGGGGCCTGTGCCTAGTTTTCCCGGGTCTGCAGGAGGAGGCCGGCCTCCAGCCATGCGAAGGTGCGGCGGTCAGGGAGGATGACCGTGTAGGTGGAGAGTGGGCGATCCACGTCGCGGAGGCGGATGGGGCCGTGGAGGTGGTCACCGACTGCCACGAGGCCGCCGCGGATGTTGGGGCCTTCCCACTCGGGGCAAAGGACCCAAACCTGTTTGTCGTCGGAGTGGAGAGCGCGGATGTGGGGTGGGCGGGAGGTCTCGTCAGCGCTGGCGAGTATCTGATCCCACGCGGCGAGCAGGATGGGGGAGTCCTTGTGCTCGGCGCGGAGGGCGAGAGCGGTGGCGGCGACAGGACCGGGCAGGAGGGTGTCGTCGGTCTCGCTGCGGCGGAAGATGACAAACTCGGCAGTCGTGAACGCCTTGGGGCGGGACTTGGTGTCGCGGTTGATGTTGGCGGTGAGGGCTTGGAGGGCGGCGATGGGCAGCTCGTGGAGGTGCGCCTGATCGTGCTGGATGCGCTGGAGGTGGCGCCAAGCAGCGAGGACGACGCCGCGAAGCTCGTCCTCAAAGGTGGTGCGGTGGAACTGGCCTGGGAAGCCGTGGGCTAGGTCCCAGAAGATTTCGTCCCACGGCGTTTGGGGGTTTCCGCGCTGTCCTGCGGCGGCTTTTTTAGCTCGTCCTCAGAGGGGCGGGAGGCGGGCATGTTCTCGGCGGCCTGCTCCTCGGCGGCGAACTCCAGGATTCCTCGGAAGATCGCTCCATCGAGGCCGAGAGTGTCGGCGTGGGACCAGTCGGGGCGGTTGCAGCGGGTCTGGATGAGCGCGGTGACGGTGGCCTCGTCGGGGAAGTCGTTGCTGCTTTGGAGGAGGTTGGCGATTTTGGCGATTTCGGCGGCGTGGCGCAGCATGATGGCGCGAGCCGCGGTCTCCAGGTCGGCGCCGCGCACGGCCGCCTGCACGATGTCGAAGGCTTCCGTGATGGTGATGTTCTCGGCCGTGGCGATGGCGTCGGCCAGCTTGGCGCTAGTCACCAAGGCGGATTCGTGCTCCGCCAGCATGGCCGAGATCATGCGGGACTCCTTGACGGTGAGGCCGCCGCGGATCTCCATTTCGATGATGCCGGAGTGCTCGTTGCCGATGCGGCGGGTGGCGGCAGCGGGGGGCTGGACGTACGGCAGCACGAGGAGTCGGCAGTTACTGGCTAACAGTGTAGCCGGTCAGCCTTTGCGCACCACCTGTTTGATGATGCGCAGGTTGGCCTCGCGCAGCGCCTGCGCGTAGCGGGCAGCTTGGGTTTGCTGTTGGGCCTGCTTGATGAGGGCGCGGGGGTCTGGGGAGTTCATAGCTGCGGCACGCCCGGACACCTATCTAGGGTACCCGGGCGGGTATAACTCGATTGTTGCGGGGTTTGTGTAACCCCAACGAACGTTATCAACTTGGATAGGCGTGTTAGTATACTCCAGTGTGAACCACGCAGCATAGTAAAATGTCCGCCGCCCAAAGTACCCGGCCATAATACCGCCGGAGTTACCGGTAGAGCTACTAAAATCGCTTACAAGAGACACTGTGTAACGATTACGGTCATTAGGTCTAAAAGGCTTCAGTCTGAGCGTAGGCTTAATGAAATGCACAATCCCAGGCACGTTTTCCGGGTTATAGTCGGGAAGTGGGGGTATGTCGTCAGATTTTGGGGTATGTCTAGTATCCAGTAGTGTGTATATGTCCCTATATGGAATACTGCTTTCAAAGTCGTCTAGCGTTTTATTTTGAGGAAGAAACAGGTACGTCCTGTTTCTGAAGTTTTGCATACTGAAATCTAGGAGTCCGCGAAGCATTGTCACGTTGCCTGCAGTGTCCTCTACACGGACCCGACGCCTGTTCAGGTTGTCTACAAAGGCGTGGTTGAAGTTTGTGACAACCAGGAAAGCGTCGTCGGGGAGGCGCGAGGCGGCGGGGCGGTTGGAGCGGAGGTATGGGGCGGTTTCTGTGTCGATGGGGCGGGAGGGGGCCAGGGCGCGGGATAGGGCCGGCTGGGAGGCGGTGGCGCGGAGGATCTCTTCGCGGTTGGTTTCGGCGTCGCGGGTGATGGCCTCGCGGGTCAGGCGGCCGGTGCGGGCGTCACGCTGCTGCTGTTTGGAGCGCTCGACTAGGCCGTGGCCGGTGACACTTACGTTGAGGTTGGTGGCCATCAGTCATCGGTGGCCAGTTCGATTCGGTAGGTCTGGGTCTGGCCGGCGGCCAGGGTCACGTTGGGGTCTTCGACGATCTCGGAGTGGATGTAGGTCTCGCCGTTGATGTAGACGATGATGCGGTCGTAGCTGTAACCGTCGCCGGTGGCGGTGAACTCGGCATCCACCGTTGGCATGTTGTAGCTGGCGGTGGTTTCGCTGTAGGCGCCGGTGCCGATGACCTCGGAGTAGCGGACGTAGCCGTTGCCGCTCAGCTCGACCGACTGCCAGTTGGCGACGGTGCTTTCGGCGGTGTAGCCGGTCATGCCGACTTCGCAGAGCATGACCTTGAGAGTCTCGCCTTCGTAGCCGAGGTTTGCGAGGCGCTTCAGCTCGCGCTGGCTGATGGTGGCGGTGATGGCCATATCAGACTCCGCTGTAGGTCCAAGTCACGATGCCGTTGGCGTTCCACACAACGCGGAAGTCGGTCCCGGAGTTTGCCGTTTCCGACCCGCCGAAGTCGAGGAAGGCGATGGGGGCATTATCGACGTTGGTGTCGTTGTAGAGGATGCCGTAGGAGGCGGTGATGGAGCCGCCGGTAGCGGTCCAAGAGGCGTCGTTGGCGTCGAGCTTGGCGTCGTTTGTGGTGACGGTGGTGAACGCTACGCCGGTCAGAGCGACGCCGTTGGTGGTGTAGCCGTTGGCGTTGGCGACCTCGGTGCCGCCGGTGTCGGCGAGGGTTACGTCGGCTGCGTCGAACGTGGCAGCGGTGAGCAGCTTGACCCGGTAGGTGTCGGTAGCGGTGAAGGTGCCGTTGGCGAACAACCGTGTCGAGTGGTTGTATAGAGCAATCGTCGCCACTGCGGAACGCGCACGGATCTACACCTAGGTTACCGGCGCTCAAGCATCAGGGAATGGGGCAGTCGGTAGGGCAAGGGTGTTGGTGCCGGCGAACACGATCTTGTTCGCGTTGGCGCCGGTGCCCGTTTCGTAGCGAGCCACGCCCTTTGTGACGCGGATCTCGTCGAGGTAGCCGTTGAAGAAGCGCTGGCTGTCCCATCCGCGGCCGATGCGGGTTGGCATATCGGCGCCGGGGAGGGTGCCGCTGCGGGTGATCGTGCCGATGATGTTCTCGTTTTTGTAGAGGGAGAAAGTTGTGCCCTTGCGCACGTAAGCGAAGAAGACCCACTGATCGAGCGGGATGTCCACGGTGTCGGCTATCCAGTTCCACGCGCCGTCGTAGAAACCTGCGTGCAGGAAGTGGTTTGCGCCAACGTCGCCGAGGCAGACTGCGAAGTTCACGGATGCACCGAAGTCGTAAGTCGCGCAGATGATGCCGCCGTTGGGGCAGCTTGCCTTGCGGTGGATCCAGCCCTCGATGGTGAAGTCGCCGGTGCCGAAGCGGACGTTGGCGTTGGACGGGGTGGTCATGTAGGCGGTCGTTCCATCGAAGAAGGCGGAGGCGCCGCCAAACTTGCTTTCGGCGGTGCTCAGCTTGGCGCCGTCGTAGACGGTGACCGTGCTCGGTGATGGGGAGCTGTCGATGACGGTGGTGCTGTTGTTCGCTCCATCCATGTGGAACAGGAGAGAGACGTTGGCGATGTACGGGTCGCTGCTCATGCCGACATAGGCCGGAGCGAGTGCGGCCACGGTGATGGTGCTGGCGGGGATTTCGACAGCGGCGCCTGTGGAGATTGTCGGCGGCAGGGCGGCGACGGTGATGCCGGCCGCGGGGATGGGGACCAGCAGCTTGGGGCGCACCACGTATTCGGGGGCGTGGGCGGTGACAGCGACGTCGACCGCCGGGATCATTATGTTGGCGGCGCTGCCCAGGATTTCGGGGTTGTGGGCGGTGACAGTGATGCTGGCCGTGGGGATTTCGACCTTGCGGATGCGTGCCACGCTCAGGGTTGTGCGCAGCTTGAGCGGACTGAGCACGGTGAGGACTGGCTTCAGGCTGTAGGGCAGTGAGGTGACGTTGAGCACCGGCCCCACCGCAGCCCGGATTTCTACCGTTTCGTTATACGGTGGAATCGTTGTACCCGGGGTGAGGATGCCGTCAACGGGGGCAGGGGTGGTGGGGAGGGTGGTGATGCCGGGGGCCACGGGGAACCAGAAGGTGCCCGTTCCACCGACAGCGGCCCAGAAGAGGGCGTCGGTGCTGCAGACGATGCCGTTGGAGTCGAACGACCACTGGTTGCCGTTGGCGCGGTACTGAGCGGTGAGGCCGTTGGCCACGACGTACATCGGGGCGAAAGGGGATTCAAGCAGCAGCTCAGGGGCGATTTGGAGGTTGATACCGTTGCGGTTGCCCAGCGCTAAGCGGTTCTGGACGCGCCCAAAGTTGGTGGCTTTCTGTGGGGCGTCGCTGACGATGACGCTGAAGGGTCCCCCAGGTGGACCGACGAATCGATCGTCGGGGGCATAGGGCATAGAGAACTCAATGCGGCGTTGGGCCGCGCCACTGCCGAGGGCGAGTTGTAGCTTTGCGGTGCTGACTTGGCGGTAGTTGTTGGCGGGATCGCCTTTCTTGGCTAAGGCGGCGGCGGCGGTGCTGCGTGGACGACCTGGGATGGTGTTGCGAGTGTTGATGGTGACGATGTTGCGCTCAAGAACAAGCCCCGCTGATGTGGCTTTATTCAGGAATGCAGCGACCGCTGCGGCCGTGGTCAGGTTGGCGCGGTTTTCAGCGATGGCTTGTTGGCCGGGTGTGCTGACGAGCCACGCCACGTAGGTTTGCGTAGTTTGTTGTTCCGCTTCGCCAATTCGGCGATAGGTTATAGTTGTTCTTTCGCGGCGGCGCTGTCCAGAGCTTGGGAATATGACGTACGACGGGGATCCGCCGGCACTGGTACTCGGGAACACGTAGTCAAGACTGACGCTTCCGTAGAAAGCTAGAACGTTCTCGAAGACTTCAATCTCTGTACGGACGCGGTTACCTTCCTTGTCGTATCTATTGGTTTCCACTTCCCGGCGTAGTTCGGTACGGGTAGCGCCAAAACCTATGTTGTTGTTGACGTATGCGGTTGCTATGCTTCCGGCTACTTTGGCGGTCGATCCGATTTCGGATGACACACGCCGGACGGGGACATCTATATCGCCGATAGGCGCATAGCTTATTCTCGTTGTGACCGTCTCGATACCCGTGTATGTCCTGTCACCAATGTAGTAGTAGTTTGGGCCGGCTTGGGTGATCTCGTACTCCCAGTTGCGGCGGTCTCTCGCGGTAACTGGTTCGGCCGCGTCGGGCGGTTTCAGCTTCATGGTGCTGTAGTTGACGGTTACAGCTTCGCCGGGGAGCTGACCACTGTTGATGGGGCCGTGGTCTATGATGTTGGATTCTGTGTAGACTAGCCCCGAACCACCGTTGGCTTTTAGGTCTATAATTTGTAGGACTTCGTTATAGTTTAGGTAGCCGCAGTAACACTCGGATACGAGAAGGTCGGAGAGGACATCGACGAAACCGGCGCTGAAATCGAACGACCCGATGCTGAAGGTGTTGGTTAGGGGGTTGCTGCTGGCGGTGATGCCGAGGTTGGCGAGGCACTCGTTCATCACGTTGGCGGCCCGAATCGGCAGCGTTACGACCTTGGAGTCGTCCTGCGTGTAGGCGGAGTTTCCGGGGTCGTTGAAGACCGTCCAGTTGACGGCGGGGCGGAGGTCGGAGAGGTAGGTGAGCTTGCAGCCCAGTTCGACTGAGGTGGTGCGGCGGTAGGGGTCGGCGAAGCTGGAGAGGACGCGGAGCTTGCGGGGGATGTTGCGGGTGACGCCGCCTTTGGTGTAGGAAAAGGTGACGATCGTGCCGATGGCAGGGGTGATCGTTCCACTGATGATGACGCTGCCGCGGGTGCGGATGAGGCCGTTGCCCTGGAGGTAGTCGTCGCTGATGCTGCCGCTGACGAGGGTGCCCAGCGAGCAGGTGACTGTGGCGCGGATGTCTACAGTCATCAGAGGATCTGCAGGGCGGTCAGGGTCACGTTGTAGCGGGTGGACTTGGCGCCGCCGGAGATGATGACCTCAGCGGTGGCGGTGGGTGGATCGACCGGGAACCAGCTCGTGGCGGTGGGCACCGCGGCGATGGTCTCGTCGTACCACGCAAGGAGGTCGTCGTAGGTGCCGGTGCTCAGATAGCCCTCGATGCGGCGGACCTTGTGGGCCACCAAGGGGCCAGTGACGTACGAGGTGCCTGTGGAGGTCAGGGAGACCGCGGGGCCGTCCCGGCGGGTCTGCGGTGGGGAGGTGAGGGTGACGATGGGGCTGGTGCCGGTGGCGCGGGTGAAGGTGATGGTGCCGAGGTTTGGGCGGGCGGTGGCCTCCTGGTTCTGGCGGGACTTTTCGGCTTCGCGCAGCAGGACGGCGAGGGCCTGCGCGGCATCGACGAGGACGCACGACGCAGAGATGTAGGCGCCGGTTTGGGTACCCTCAGGTGGCTCGACAAACCAGCAGGCCAGTGATGTGACGCTCAGGCCGTTGGCCGGGGTGATGGTGAGGGCGATGGTGGTGCCGACCGTTCCACTGGAGAGGGTGTCGGCGTCGGTGATGCGGAGGTTGCGCCAGGTGTTGTACTCGGTGGTTAGGGCCTGCCACTGCGCGGGGGTAAGGAGGCCGGATACGCGGAAGGTGCGGGCCGTGAGGCCGGTGCGGGCGGTGCCTTCGTACCCGAAGGGTTGGGCCAAGAGGGCGTTGGTGGTGAAGGTGCCGAGGGTGATCGTCATGGGGCACCTACAGGTAGCTGGGGACTAGATCGCCCGCGGGCTTGACCGTGCCATCTGAGGCTACCGCCACATTCACGTTCCAGTCCTTTTGGCTGAGGGTGTTGATGGCCTCGATGAGGGTGGCTTGGCTGCCGATGAGGCCGGCGTTGGAATCGACGATCGGTTTGGTTGCGATGGCGAGGGCGTCGGCGAGTTGGCGGCTCTGGTTCAGTAGCTCGGTCTCTTGACGGCCGAAACCTAGGAACGCCTGCTTGGCGGCGATGCGCTCCTGCTCCGTTCCACTGACGGTGAAGCGGATGTTGCGGCGCTCGGCCTCGGCCTGGACCTGGCGGTCGAGGTCGGTAAGGGCCTGCTGGCGCTGTTCGCCGGTGGCGAATTGACTGGTGAGGTAGAGGTCCTGGAGGGCGCGGGCGTTGTCCTCGATGCTGCGGCTGATTTCGCGGCCGGCGTCCTTGAGGGCGGTGGCGCCGTTGATGAGGCTGAGCTGGAGCTGGCGGGCGGCCTCGGGGATGTCCTTGGAGGCGATCTCGAAGGCGCGTTGCTGGCCGGTGTCGCCGCCCTGGCGCAGGGCCTCGGTGAAGGAGAACTGGGCGCGTTTCTGTCGGTCGCGGGCGGCGGCGATCGACTCGATGACGGCCTCGCGCTGCTCCAGGGTCTGGCGGGCGATGCCGGTTTCGAGGCCGAGGCGCTGGCGGGCAAAGGCCAGTTGGCGCTGGGCGACCTGGCCTTGCTCGCGGGCGTCGAAGGTGGTTTGGCGGGTGAAGGCGGCCCGCTCCTTGTCGAGCTGGTTGAGTTGAGCGGTGAGGCGGGCCTGGGTGAGTAGGTCCTGATCTAGGATCTCGCCGCGGCGCACAGGGTCGCGGTTGCCCTCCAAGCGGAGCTGCCGCTCGGTCTCCAGCGTGGCGAGGCGGCGCTCCTCGATGAGGGCTTGTCGCTGGGCGCCCCGAGCCTGGGCGTCGATGATGGCGAGCGACTGTTGCTGAATTGCGGGGCGGAAGTCCTGCGTGATGCGGTTCTTGCGCCGCACTTCGGCAAGCTCCTCTTCGAGCTGGATGCGCTCTTTGAGGGTCTGTGTGCGGCGGGCGTCTATTTCGACTTGGAGGGCCTTGCGTTCCTCATTGCTGGTGGCCTGCTTCTGGCGAAGGTTCAGGACTCCGAGATCGACGCGCTCTTTGTCGGCAGCGACGGAGAGCTTGAGGCTCAGCTCCTGCTCTTTGTAGCCTTGGGTTTGCGCGGTGATTAGGCGCAGCTCGTTGCTGAGGAGGGAGGCGCGATCTTTTTGGGCCTCCAGGACTTCAGGCGGCGGTGGCGGTGCCGGTGGTTGCGGAGTATTGCGGGACCTACGCGCTGCGGCGCCGGCTTCCTGCAGGGCTTTCGGAACTTGCGGAAAGAGGCCGAAACCCGAAAGGACGAAGTTACCCACCTCCGTTTCCGGGGATGGCGCGTTGAGTCCGGGGGTGGTTTGAACTAACTTTGCGTTTTTGTTGAGGTCGCTAATAAGTCCCGCTATCCCATTTGTGAGATCGGTGATACCTGGTAGGACTAGCGTGGATAAAATACCACCTAGTTTTGTCCAGCTCCGCGCTAAATCGTCCTGGGCAGTGGACAGAGCGCGAGCGCCGTCGAGGTTGCCGTAGGTGTTAGCAAGGTCCTGCTGGATAAGTACAGCGGCTTCGCCTTCACGTCCCACTTTTATGAGGGCTTCGATGTAGCGTTCGGTGCTGCGGCTGGAAAGTTGGCTGTTTTGCTTGAGGAGGTCGAAGTTGGCGATGGGGTCGCGCAGGGCGCTGGCGAGATCCTTGGATTTGCTGATGATGATGTCGAATTGGGAGCCGACCGCGGTGCCGATGATGCTCAGTGCGAAGCCGAAGCCGCCGCCGGCCAAACCGCCCGCGAGGCCACCGATGCCGCCACCGGCAGCCGCTCCGAGTCCTTGGCCAAACAGAAGTGGGAAGCCGAAGCCAATGGTGCCAGAGCTGATGGCGTCCCTAGTGGAACCTTGGAGAAGGCCACCACCTTTGCCACCTTGGCCTAGGCCAAGGCGTTGTAGGAAGTTGCGGTTGTCTGGGCCGGGAGGTGGGGGCGGCGTAGGTGGTTTGGGGCCGAGCTGTTTGCGCATAGCAGCGGCCCGAAGTCGCTCGACTTGGAGGGTGGCTTCCTGCGTTTTGAGTTGGCGCCCCAGTTCAACACTGATGCGGCGGGAACGCTCAAAGGCGGACTCTTGGATTGCGGCTTCTTGGCGTGCCAACTGCTGACGGAAGCGGGCGACATCGACGCCGCGGGCTTCGAGCTTGTCGATGCGAAGGCGGTTGTCGAGGAGCTTCTGCTCGGATTGTTCTTGGGCGCGAATCGGGTCACGAGCACCGCCTTGAGGACGCCGCGCCTTGGTGCGCTTCGGTTTTGCCGCCCCACTCGCGCCCTCTTCCTGGAGGCTCAGTTGCAGGTCCAGCAGATCCTGGCCGATGCGGTTGATGACGGCATCGCTGGCCTGCTGGATGGTTTCGCGGGCCTGCTTGAGGATCTGGGCGCGGCCGGCTGTCTTGGGGAGCGGGGTCTGGCCGAGTTGGCGAACGATCTCTTGGAGGCCGGGGATGTTGTAGCCTTCGGCGCTAAGGCTGCCGCGTTCCGTTCGGGCGAGAAGGGTCTCGCGGAGTTGCTGGGATCGGGCGGCGCCCACGCGGCCTGCGCCCGCACCACCGCCGCCGCGGAGGATGTCGGCGGCTTGGCCGCTTAGGCCCCCCTTCAGGATCTGCTCGATGGCGTCGTCAACAATGCGGCCGGGGTCGAGCTTTCCGCCCCCGCCGGTGCCTGCGCCGGACTGTATAAAATTGAGGCGTACGTTGTACGGGTTTGCGGTTATCTCTTTGAGCTTTGCTAGTGTGGTATTTAGACGCAGGTTTGCGGCATTTACTTGGCTGTCGGTGACGTTGAGGCGGTAGTTTTTTGCGAAGATATTGTTGAGGCTGATACCTACAGAATCACCGATGCGCTGCAGGGCGAGAAGTTGCGCCTCGGCGGCGTCGAGCTTCGTCTTGAAGTTGCTGGAGTTGACGTCTAGCTGTAGTTCTGCTGCGCCTAGCTGCTCGGCCACGGGGGCGGGGTGCGTTCCTATGTCCTAGTTTTCCGGCGGGGTGGGAAACTAGGAGTACGACCCACGCAGAGGGTGTATGTCGGCGTTGCAGGCTCTGGAGAACTCGACGCTGACCTTTGTGGTTCCGGCGGCGGGGACCTCGGTGGATCCCGATACCGGGAACGTGGTGGCCAACACGGAGACGGTCGAGTGTGCGGCGTACCTGAAGGCGGAGAGCGTGGCGGAGGCGACGTACCCCGGGGTGAACGTGGTAAGCACCTTGTACGAGGGCTACATCACGTCGGGGGCGCTCGACTCACGGGTTGTGGTGGGAAGTAGTGGGGAGGTGGAGTTTGCGGGGGCCGGTCCGGTGGAGTGCGAGGTCCTGGAGGCGCGGCTGCCGTACGGGACGGCCGGGCTGATGGGGGAGGTGCTCACCGGGGTGCTCGGTAGCAAGGTGAGACTCGTGAGTCGCACCCAGAGCTGATGGCGCGGACGAGGCTGGTGATCAAAGAGTGGAACGCGGCGGCGCTGGTGCAGCGTTCCACGCGGATCCTTGGGGACTACGCGCCGATCATCGCGGAGGAAGCGCGAACGCAGATCAAGACGGTCAAGTGGGTGTGGCCCAATGCGACGCTGCGGTTTCAGAGCCTGTTCATGCGCGGCCAGACAGTGCAGACATCCCGGGGGCCGCGGGTGCTGATCCCGAAGGGCGAGCGTGACATTGTGGACACCGGAAGGCTGCTGGCATCACAGCAACCGCCGCAGGTTGCCAATGGGAGGCTAACCATCGCGTGGACAGCGCCGTATGCGATGGAGGTGCTGCGGGGGTCGTACCCTGACGCCTACTCCAACCCGCTTTCGCGGAGGGGCACACCAGCGTCCAACAAAGAACGGCCCCGAAACTGGATCGGGGCCGCTCTGGAGGCGCAACCACCGCTGCCGTTCTTTGTGCAGCGGTGGAGGCAGTTGGCGGCGGAGCAGGCGCCTTAGGCGACGGTGGCCACGGTGAAGACCGGGACCACATCGGCGCCCGCTCCACCCACGTCGCCGAGGGCGACGGTGAGGGTGTCGCCGACTTTGAAGTTGCTGCCGCCGGAAACGACGGTGGGGGCTGCGGTGACGGTGCCACCGGCGGCGACGACGATGCTGGCGGTGAGGCCCTTGCCGGAGCCGACGCCGGGGGCTGGGCTGACCGGGATCAGGGCGACGTTGCTGTAGGTGGCAGCGGTGAGGCCGGAGCCGGCGCTGGTGACGGTCAAGGTGGCGGCGGCTTTACCCTGACTGTAGAAGTCGTACTTGCCGTAGCCGTTGAGGGTGAAGCTCACCTTGGCGATGGTGCCGGCGGTGATGTCCTCGGAGAAGTCGCTGACCTGAGCGAGGCCGGAGTGGACTTCGGGGTTGCTGCCCGAGCCATCGGTGACTGGGGTTTCGCGGTACCACTCAAGGAGGACGCCGCTGGCGGCTTGAAGGGAGGCGATTTTGAGGATCTCATAGCCAGCGTCGCTGACATCGAGGTTCAACGAGCAGGGGATGCTGTAGTTCTGGCTCGTGATTAGGTTGTTCTGGAAGCCGAGCTCGGAGTCGTAGTCGAGGACAGAGGTGGATTCGCTAGTGCCCCGGATGCCGGTGTTGTCCAGCGACAGGATGCGGGTCATCCCGGCGGACGTGGTGGGGATGGCGCTGGCGCTGGTGCCGAGTTTGACGAAGGTCTTGTAGCCCAGGGCTGCAAAAAATCTGCCGGTGGCCATCGTGAGTCCTGAGACGCTATACGCCTAGTTTGCCCCTATCAGCTCGGGGGACTCCAGCTCGCTGAGTTCGAGTACGTCCCATGGCGTGGGGCGGGGGCAGATGTGGTCGCGGAAGCCGCGGATGTCGTGGTCGAGCGACTGCACGGAGAAGATGGCGAGTTTGAGGGCCTCGGGGGTGGTGCCGAGTTCCTCGCATACGAAGTCGGGGGAGAGGCCGGCGCGGAGCATGTAGCGGGCGCGGAGGCCGAGCGATCGCACAGAGGCGGGGGCCTTGACGGACCAGTTCTGATCGCGGATGAAGTGGCGGACTTCGCCGACGCTGAAGACGCCTAATAGGGTAGAGAATGTGCCCTTGTCGGGGTTCCACGCCCGGCAGGTTTTGATGAAGGCGACGTTGATGCAGCTATAGATGTCCTCGGCGCGGACGCCCTTGTACTTGCGGCAGAGTTTGCGGCCCATGTGGTTCACGAGGCCGCCGTGTTCGCGGTAGAGACGTGCCACCCGGCGCTGTTCCTCGCGGTCGAGCGGGGTGGCGAGGTAGCCGCGGGGTTGGGTCTTCTTGGTGCTCATGCGAGCAGCCTAACGACTACCCGCAGTTTTCCATGTTTGGGGTGGTTAGCTGCGCACCCGGTTGATGATGCGGCTCGTACCACCCGGAATGGTGCTGGTGGTCAGGCAGCCAAGGGTTGTGGCTAGGTGGGGGAGGACTGTGAGTGGGTTGACGATGGCTTGGGCGCTGGCGGATACGTCCGACCGGAAGGTGAGTTCGAGAACATCGGCTTTGAGTTTGGAGAGAGTGCGGTTGGGGATTCCGGGGATGAGGGAGGTGCTGCTGGTTGGGGGTGTGAGGAGAAGACCGGGAGTGGTGAGGAGGGCGTTGGCGAGGTCGAAGGTGGCGTAGAGGATTGGGGTGGGGATGATGTTGTCGGCGTAGTCCGTGCCATCGCAAGAGGCGTCGGTGCGGGGCCAGTCGAGGGCCTGGGTGGCGGTGGTTTTGGAGCCGATCCATCCGAGGGTGTCGAGGCCGCGGGTGGCGGTGATGAGGGCGCGGGTTTTGGAGTCGGAGGAGGCGGTTGTCCACGCCAGGGTGCCGAGCATGGCCTCGGTGAGGGTGTCGGCGGCGGCCACCGTGATGTAGCTGTTGGCGCTGGCGCCGCCGATTGTGGCGTCGATGGTGGCGGGCATGGGGTTACACCACCGGGATGCAGTGCAGGAAGCCGTCAGCGGTGCTGCGAATCACCGTGAAGTGGGTGACGCCAGCAGGGACGCGCAGCGTGAATAGGGCGTCCGCGGGGAGTGGGAGGACGGTGGCGTCGGTCGCGGAGGAGGCGGCTACGTCGGAGGTGCCGAATCGGATGAAGCAGCGTGTCGAGGACACGAGCAGGATCTCGCGGGAGGCGCCTAGGGTGCCGATTGCGACAGCAGCGGAGGAAGCGGTGGCTACCGCGGTGCGGGTGGCTGCTGCGAAGTTGTACTGCCGCGTTCCATTGCCGAAGGCGTCGGTGGGGCTGCTGGCGGTGTCACCACCGCCGCCGCCTAAGAAGGTTGACGCCATGGCTCGTTAGGTGGTTACTTGACCCTAGTTTTCCGCGAAGCTCGGCTGCAGGGCCGCCACAAACTCAGCCGGCAGGTTGCACTCTGTCGCCTTGCCGACGATCGCGGCCGGCAGGGCATCCTCCGCCAGGGGCATGAGCCGGCCGGAGTAGGCCCGGCCCTGCAGCGATGGCGCCGCGGCCTGGAGGCGTGCGACGAAGGCGTTGCGGAGGAGGGTGCGGCGGCTGGTCATCAGGCGTCAGGGAATGGAGCGGAGGGCACCACGGAAACATCGCGGGCGATGCCTTTCGTGATGCGAAGTTCGTCAACGTTTCCGCTCAGGAACTGTCCAGGCGAAAAAGTATTAGGTGCACTTTGAGACGCACCTACCGCCCAAAAGGAATCAGACGGTGACGCCAGTGCGTAGCTTTGCGGGTTTGCTGCGCTAGCCACTTCTGCGCTATCCCTAAACAAGCGCACGATACCGTCGCTTTTAATCGCGGCGATATAATAAAATTGATTTGTCGCCCATGTCAGTTGCGGAGATGTCACGTCCCACGCGACAAGGTTTCTGCCAAGCCTTAAAGTACTATCACCAAGCCTCCTAATCATTAGTGTCCCGTTGGTTGGGCCGACCCCACCGACTATTGCTATATCGCCACTTGTGCCAAATCTGCACCACGCTTCAACAGTAAAGTTGCCTGTCTCGAAATCAAATGCAGCCGATCTTGGAACTTGCAGGTAGCTGCCGCTCCCATCAAGCGCAATACTCGCCCCGTCAAACCTGCTCTGCGCCGTACTGATCTGTGCGTTACCAGCAGCCGTCACAGTCTTTGGCGACGGGCTGCTGTCAATGATCGTGGTGCTGCCGTTGGCGCCGTTACCGTGGAGCAGCAGGGATACGCTGGAGAAGAATGGGTCGGTGACTCCTACCCTCCGCCTCGGAACAATCAGCATCCGATTGCCTCCCACATAGGGCCCCTTGCGCCACTCATGCCGGTAGCTCATTGACCCAGCCCGCAGACAGGTCGAATGGCTGGCCTGCTTCAATCTGGGCCTTCAGCTCAGCAGCGCGCTCGATGTTGGCGTAGCCGGCTGCAACCAGCGACTGATGCCGCTGCAGCAGATCCACCATAGTGGCGGTTGCCGTGCCCTCTTGATCCCTGCGGATCGCCTCCGCCAGCAGCACGGCCAGCATCGGATCCTCGTTCGACGGATACAGCCGGGCGTTGGCCTGCAGCCGAGCGGCCTCCACCTGGTTCAGCAGTTCCTCCACGGGCCGGCGCTTCACCTCCAGCGTCTCCTCCCACGTCCCCACCGGGCCGCCAGCCTTTGGGTTGGAGTAGTCCACGGGGCCCCAGTTGGCCTCTTCAAAGAAGATTGCCGGGTCGTACTCCCTGACCTGAGGCTGGCCCTTCAAGTAGAACCGAATCTGGGTGCCGTCGTAGGGCAAGCCAAACAAGTTGGGCCAGCGCGCGCCGCCCGGATTGGTCGCCTCTTCACCCCTTACAGGGACGAACAGATCCACGCTCTGCCCTTCACGAGCGCCCGGCTCGTCGTA